GATGATAAACGATTGCCTACTAAAGAAGAATGGGAAGAAGCAGAGAAGCATGAAATTAGATTTGTATTACCTAATTTTAATAATAAGTGGTTCTGGTCTTCGTCAGTTCACCCCGACTACTACAATTGCGCCTACATCTTCGTTGGGCGCGATGGACACATCAACAACGGTAATCGCTACTTCGACTTCTACCATTCGGTCCGTTGCATTTCGAGTAAATCGAATAAGGTGTCTCTGGCGTTGGTGAATTATAATGAATAACTTTAAAGTCATCGGTTGTGATACAGATTCTATTCTTTTTTGTAAAGAAAACGAATCAGTGTTTACTACTGACGAACAAGAACAGTTGTTAGGAGATATTAACTCTAAACTTCCCGCTCGAATTAAGTTTGAGCACGACGGCATCTTTAAACGTGTCATCATTCTTAAAGCTAAGAACTACATTCTTTATGACGATAAACTTAAAATCAAAGGGTCAGCTCTTAAAGCGTCCACTAAAGAAAAAGCCTTAAAGGATCTTATCTCCGATCTCATTTGGACAATGATCAAAGAAGAATATAAGTACCTTGATATATACAAAAAGTATGTATTGGAAGCTCTTAATGTACAAGACATTAGTCGCTGGGCGTCCAAAAAGACAGTAACCCAAGCGGTGCTTAACCCCAAAAGAACCCAGGAGCAGAAGATCCTCGACGCTTTACAAGGGTATGAATACTCCGAAGGTGATAAGAAATACTTCTACACTAAACAAGATGACTCATTGGGTCTTATAGAAGGGTTTAATAACGATCACAACAAAGAGAAGTTGCTCTCTAGAATTTATAACACATTTAAAATCTTTGAAAATGTCATTGACATGAACGACATTCCTAAGTATCATTTAAAGACTAAGAAAAAAGAATTAATGGAGTTTATTAAAAATGTTTAATGTTTCAGACTTAAAAAAGATCATTGATGAAATGATTAGTAGAAAAATTACAACCTTTGAAGTATTAGTTGATGAAAAAAGCAATGGATATATCAGTGTATATGGAATAGGAAAAATAAAAATTAATTTTTACACTGATAATGGAACCTTTTCTATTTTAAGAGACGAACCTGAAAATAGATTAACAGGTTGTGGAACTGTTTCAGATTTGAAAAAACTATAAACTATGCCTCACCATGATTGGTCAGACAAATCTTTTGATTGGAAAGGACTAAGTCAAGCTATTCGTATTATTGAAAATTGGCATAGATTTGCACGAATTGGATGTAATATCAAAGAAAAGTATGGCACCATTAGATGCGACTCGTCATTTTTTGACGGCTCCTTACATAGTCTAGTATTTCCCGGCCATTATTTCTATCGGTGGTCTGATAAGGTGTATGCTCTTGAGAGCAGGTTAACGCCTATAATCTGCTTTTTAAGGATAGATTCTCTAATTAGAGCTTTACAAATTCCATTTTATACATTAGGCTATTACATAGCTATGAAGAAGTATCCACATATTAAAGATGAGATTTGCGTGGACGCTAGTCATCCACAGTGGATTATTGGTGGTAACAAAATACACAAAAAGTATTGGACAAATATATGAAAATAGTAATTAATACTTGTTATGGTGGGTTTGGTTTAAGTGAACAAGCCTTAAATATGATTAAAGAAGTTAAACGTCAAGGTAGACTCGCAGATTCCGATCCAGATTTATTTAAATACGACTTCAAAAGAAATGATCCGATTTTAATCTCAGTTGTTGAAGAGCTAAAAGAAAAAGCTAACGGAAATTATGCTTCTCTTAAAATTGTGGAGATACCAGACGACGTTGATTGGATTATTGCAGAATACGATGGACAAGAACATATCGCAGAAAAGCACAGGACTTGGGAATGAAACTTAAATATTTTGTATACATTATCTACTGGGCGGTTCTTACACCATTTATCTTTGTTGTGGTCCACAATACCCTAGCCTTGCGAGATAAGATCGCTCGGATTGAAGTTCTTGACAAGCTACAAGAAACGTGTGAAGATAAGGTAATGGACAATATAGACACTACTTTTGTAAAAGCTCACAATCTTTGTAAAGCTAAGATCAAAAGAGAATTCCCAAATGAGTGAAAGTAGACTGTTTAAACGTATTGAAAAAACTGAAGTAGTGGTCATGTGTTTGGAATGTGGCCAAATTCTTTTTGCAAGATCAGTGCGTGATTTTGTGATGTGCTCTTGTAAGAACGAATGTTACATTGATGGCGGAAGAGATTACATCCGACGAGGAGCGATGCGGTTAAATAACACACAGATGTTAAATCTTAAGCCTCTTAAAGAAGTTAAAGAAACTAAAAAGAAACCGAAAAAGAAATGAATAACCTTTCTCATTCAGCAGCATCAAAGTATATGGATTGTGCTCAGTCATACAAGTACTGGTACATAGATAAACTTCGTCCTAAGACGCAGAAAGCCGCTCTTCTTTTCGGATCAGCAGTTGATAAAGCTGTTACCTCTATGTTCAACACACTAAAGACTGGTGTAGAAGAACATAAACCTGAAAATGTGTTTGAATATGCTTGGCGTTTTGCTGATGTTAATGGAGTTAACACCCATTTACCAGATTGTATAGACATTGTGTATGCTGATTCTGACTTTGATTTTGAACTTTTAGGAAATGAACAAGTAAAAAATCTCGAAGAGCAGTTTAAATTAGATAACGCTGAAGAAAAATTAAAAGCGGTTTACACTGAAAAGAAACGAGTTGGATTTGATCGGCTCAATCTTAAAGATAAAGAACTTTTAAATAAAGCAAATTGGATGTGTCTCTTTCAAAAGGGATTGCTCATGATTGAAGCAGTCAAAAGAGACTTTATTCCTAATATAGAAAAAGTATACGCAACCCAAGTTTATGTAAAGCTTGAGAACCAAGACCAAGATAAGGTTATCGGATTTGCCGACCTCGTTGCCAAATGGAAAGGTTACGATAAACCCATCATCTTTGATCTTAAGACTTCAACTAGGGACTATGAACCTGACTCAGTTCTTGTGTCTCCACAATTAACTTTGTACGTCCATTCTCTTTCTGATCAATTTGATCACACTAGAACCGCAGGATTTTTAGTTTTAAAAAAACTAGTTTATAAGAATCGAGTTAAGGTGTGTTCTAAATGCGCTGCCGATGGTTCGGGAGGCCGCCACAAGACCTGTCCAGAGCTAGTTAACGGCGACCGCTGTAACGGAGCGTGGCTTGAGAAGATCAACCCTGAAGTCAAGACACAAATGATCATCAACGATATCCCAGAACAAACAGAAGACATCGTATTAGAAAACTTTGATAATATTAATCTTAGTATTAACCACGGTATTTTTCATAGAAACTTTCAAAGCTGTATCAAACCCTACGGTAAATGTCCTTACTATGGACTATGCTATAAGAATGATATGGACGGATTAGTAAAGAAGGAAGATAAATAATGCAACTTGTAATCGGTATTCTAATTGGATTAGTAGTGGCTACACTACCAAACTATCTAACCCCTCCGAAGGAGGAACCAAAGGTTGAAACAACTAACTGTTGCGAAGAACTTCAGCAACTATTTCCAAATGGTCGCGAAACGAATGATCAATTGGTTATTGAACCTGTATTTGAGGACACAAATGAAGAAAAATAAATCAGAACCAAGTGAAGAGCATATCCACGTTGAGAAGAAAGAATTCCCAAGAAAAGCAATTGCAGCATTAAAGCATCCCGATGGCAGCATTCAGTTAGTCGAGATTGAATTTGATCCAGTAACTAAAGAAACTGGTCAAATGACCTTTGTCAATCTAAATCCTAACACAATGATCGCTAGGGATGAATTCAGGGTTAAAGCTGTTTCACATAACAAGGAATTGTTCGGATGACCAACTTTTTATATCTAATGTCTATTGCATCTTCACAACTTATCATGTTTCATTTTATCTTGACAGTATCATGGAACCATGGTATTCTTTTATTGTTAGTGAATATGATTACTATGTTAACTGTCCCAGTGAATAAATTGGAGAAAAAATAATATGTCAGAAACTAAATTAATTTATCAAAAGATGTCAGCAGTAATGAAAGACATTGGTCCTGTAAGTAAAGATCAGTTCAACACGCATCAAAAGTTTAAATTTCGAGGTATTGACCAATTCGTTAATGCGCTTCACCCAGCGTTGGTAAAACATGGAGTATTCATGACTCCAGAGTGTGTATCGTCAACTAGCGAGTTGCACCAAGTAACCCGTTCTAGCGGTAGTGCTGGAGTGGATAAACATGTGGCACTTCTAATGAAGTTCCACTTTTACGCGGAAGACGGATCATCCGTAACTGTCGGCCCTATTCCTGCTGAAGGACTTGATGGAGGGGATAAGGCTACAAACAAAGCATTGAGTGCAGCTCTTAAGTATGCTCTAATTCAAACCTTCAGTGTTCCTACAGAAGATATGGAAGAAGCTGATAAAGAAAGTCCTACGCTAAGTAGACCAAAAGCAACGCAAACAAGTTCTCCCACCCAAACGGCGACTCCTTCTGCTGCACTAACAACTAGCGCCCCTGCTAGTGATGCAGCGGGAGGGTCACCTAAGACCGCATCTTCATTTCGTAAGCCAAAGTCAGCCCCGTTGTCCAATGGCAACGGAACATCGAGCGGTGCAACAACAGCACTAGTAAATGAGGATGGATGGGTATAGAATCAAAAGAGGATATTCTCAAAGAGATAAATAGACTAAATGTTTTACTACAGAAGCCACTCTATGCGTTTAAATGGACAACTAAAAGTAAAATTAAACATTTAGAACTTGAATTACTAAGATACGAAAGTCCTTTTAAATTTTATATTAAAACATTTATAAATTACGTTCACTTTAAATACTACGAGATTAAATATGGAAAAGAATGATCACATTGAAGAAGCTCAGATAATTGTACCAGAAGGTACTGGAACTATCACCGTTACTCCCCTTGATCCAAATGCGGAGCAAAACGCCGAAGATCCAGTGGCTATTACCGCAGGATTGTATAGCATGTATTGGCCGCGTTTAAAGGGCATGGTTAATAACATGTCTAACAAAGAATTACTTCGACTAATCGAGAACATTTTTGAAGTGCCTTTGATTAGAACTCAAATTACTACTAATATTGAAAAAGAAAAGAATGCATACTATATTGCCGATAGACTACTTGAAGGTAAATATATTATGATCATGGATACATATGCAAAGAATTTCGAGCAGATGAATAAAGCTGCTGATGAAATGGAAGTAACTAAACAACAAACTCAAGGAGAAGTAAATGGCACTCAAGCGTAAAGTAATCGGTAGTTTCTGTAAGAACAAAGATCCCAATAAGGCTAACTATATTAAAGTTAAGGATGGAGTAACTCTACTACCTAACTCATATATTAGTTTGGAGTCTAAAGCTTTTCAGCTTAAGAAGCTAGATGAAGCTTTGGCAGCAGGCAAATTGAGTGCTGAGATGGTTGAGAAAATTAAAGAAAAGGTTAATAAAATGCCCGATTGGGTTCTTGCTGAAGCGGTTCAATTGGTTGAAGGTTAGACAACTTGGCGGCATCGGCCCCTTTAAGCTCGCGGGAAGTTGTCTTATCTGGATGCATAGACATCCAGAGAAGGGTAAGGGTTCATAGGATCGCATCCTTGCCCTTACCTATATTTTTAATAAGGAGAATAAATGATTCAATTCTTTCATCAAAGAGAATCTGGTAATGAACGGACTTATGCATTAGATGTCCCCTCGATTGATGCTATCGAAATGTATAACATCAGTACTCCCATTAGTATAGCCTTGGGTATGGCCAGATGCAACCAAATGGATCAGTATTGCAAAAAGACCGGAAGAGAACTAGCTATTCAACGGATCATAGAACATCAATTTATTGTTAGACATGTTCATAATCTGGCAGATGGTCTATATTTAGATTTGTTTAGTCTTGACAATAAGACTGCTATTAGACTAAGATTATTGAAAGGGTCAGATAAAGTACACTTTTTAGACGCACACACTATTTAAAAGTCTTTGGAGGACATTTGAAATACGTTAGACTTTGCAATTCAGTTAGAGACACAGGAAGACTTGTATTACCAGAGCAAGTAGCAGATTTAGTAACATCCGATAAAGACTGGTACACTTCTTGTTTTTACTATGATGACAAACAATTCGAGCAGTTTAAACAAACGGGCACTATTAAAGGTATTAAAGAAGTAACCACCAATAAACTCTGGTTTGACTTTGATAATAAGGATAACCCAGAAAAGGCCCGAGAAGCCGCTTTAACGCTCGTAAACAGGCTACAAGAGCAGATCCCAGTTAAAGACATCGAGCTATACTTCTCAGGAAATAAGGGCTATAACGTCAACCTGACTCTTACTAAGTGGTATAGTCCTAAACAAGTAGCAGAGGTAGCTCGCTACTTCGCTAAAGACCTACCTCTTGACTGGTCCATGTATGATCATTCCCAGCTTCTTAGGGTACCTGGCACTAAACATAATGTCAGCGGTCTTTATAAAATTCCCCTAACCCTACAACAGTTAACAAATCTTAACACTAATTCCATTAAAGAGATCGCTCAATCACTTGAGAATGTCACTTCTGACTTTCATTGGGATAAAGCTACTTTAAACGATAGTCTATTTGTGTCTAAAGAAGTTGTTAAAGACATTAAAGAAGAGCTTGACCCTGAACTAAAACGTAAACCTTATAACTGGAAAGATTATAAATGGGCATTAGCCCAGGGTAACTTCGGGGATGAGCCTGGAGAACGCCACCACGTTATGATGATCCTAGCGTCTACCTGTAGGGCTATGGGTTACGATAAGACCATGACCTACTACATGTGTAAAAGTGCGCTTAAAAAGCAAGCTGCTCGCACTGGTAGGGATGAATTTCCTAAAGAAGAGCTATGGGACAATATTATCGAAGCTTCAGTATTCTCCGATTCTTGGACTGGCGGACAATATTCACCTAAGAATGATCCGTGGTTAAAGAACTACTGTGAAAAGAACGGGTTTATTATAGAAGACTCAGAGGGTAACGTAACTAGCATTACCCAAGCCTTTGACCAATTTAAAAACTACGCAGTTAATATCGACGACCTGACTATTAAGTCGGGCATTCCGTCTTTAGACGCAAAGCTCCGTATGACTACAGGCATGAGCATTGGTCTAGTGGCGGCGCCAGGAGTAGGTAAAACGTCTATTGCAATTCAAATTCTTAACAACATGTCTAAAGCGGGACATAGATCAATCTTTTTCTCATACGATATGTATAGTGCTCTTGTTTATCAAAAGCTTGTACAAAAGCATATGAACATGTCATCAGATGACATCTTTAAGAGTATGGCTGACCCCACCTTCCAAGCTAGGGTTCAGAAGATTATTGGAGAAGAATATAAGAATGTTGACTTCTGCTTTAAAGCTGGACAGACAACTGGCGACATCTTAGAAACAATTAGAGAATCGGAAGATAAGAGTGGACAGAAAGTTAAGTTTGTTGTAATGGATTATAACGAACTAGTTATTAGTGACCACAATGATCCAACTGCTTCCAGTTCTTATGTGGCACAAAAGATGCGCGAATACGCAAACGTGCATCATATGTGTGTATTAAGTTTGTTTCAACCCAACAAAATGGCTGGCAGTCCGTCCGATGAAATCACGTCTTACAGAGCGGCCAAAGGCTCTAGTGCTATTGAGCAGAGTGTGAGCACCATGCTTGGAATGAGCAGACCGGGGTTTAATCCTAATAAACCCGAAAATGACATCTTCACTACTATTAAATGTCTTAAAAATCGTATGGGACCTATCTTTAGTCTTGACTACTACTGGGACGGTCTGAGAGGATCTATTGAAGAACTTAGTGATGATGAAAGAAAAGAATTGAAACGGCTTAGAGAAGAAAAAGCCGGAGAGACTAAAAAAGAAGACTGGGTATGATTAATTTTATGACTAAAAAGAAAAACAATAAACTTGATCTAATTGACAACTCCTTTCTTGGAGAGTACATTAGACTTATATTAGAACCCGTTACACGACTATCACATGCTAAGGGTGATGAAATGATTGACTCGGAGACAAACATAGCTATCGATGGTTATCTTTTGGAGAAAGACGATAATTACTTCTATTTGGGATCAACAGCCGGATCGGTGACACAAGCTATTCGACGAGATCTTGTGATGATTATTCAGACTGAACTAGATAAAGATGAATATTCTGAATATCTAGATAAACTTGAAACTCCTAAAAAGGGAGAGTTTAACTAATGCTTCTTTATGAATTTACTATTATCCATAACGAATGTCTAACTGACGAACCCGTGAACATTAGAGTTAAAAATATTTTAGAAACACAAGCTCATGAGCAATTGTGGGCATTTGGATACACATATTATATAGGTAAACCTAAATTTCTTCCAGGGGGAGATTTAGAGTATATGGTTACTGTGTCAGGAGAATATGATAATGAATAAGTATGGAAATATACCAGAAGAAGTGTTGTATACTGAGTTTAGAGACATTGACGAAGACCCTGCTTCTTTAAAAGACCTCATTGATTTCTGTCTTGAAGACGACGAATTCATCATTGACGCTAAATGGCACATGTCTATGTCTCATGAACAGGAAGCGTACTTAGAATCATTTACAGCATGGACAGAAAATAACGTGTTGATGTTGATTATTAACGGAACGCTTGGCGCTTACTTAGCAAAGGTAAAGAGAAACCCACAATGGTAGGATTGTTAGTATTTTCTTTATATGTAATAATTGCGCTAGTTGTTTACATTGGCCTGTATTTACATAGAGAAAAAATTAATCAAGTTCCCGGAGATTTTTTTGAAGTTCCGATGGCTCTTCTTTGGCCAGCTATGGTTCCTTTTGCTGTTTTTTTTGTTTTTGTTGTTTATCCGATAGGTCTAGGATTTAACAAACTTAATAAAAAACTAGATGTCTATAAAAATCATCTTGAGTTAATGAAAAGTGATAAAGAATACGCATTAAAATATAGGATGAAAAGAAAATTCAAATGAGTAATCCATTAATCTATGGGAAAAATCCTATTGAACGAGTTGTTTCTGTAGAACCTATGGATGATTACTGTGAATTATTTATTGAGCATTCGGATCACATTGAATCGAAGATCGTACCACATAGGTATTGGATACTGTCTCATTCAGACTTAGGCGGATGCTCCAAGCTTAAAGGTAACCTTCACTATAAATACGGTAAACAGTTTACTCGCTGGAGTGACTATCTGAATTACAAAAAGAAGCACTACAACGCTGACACATATTTATCTTTTGACTTTAAAGAAGCGTTCATGATTAAAGATGGGGTAACCTACTTCAAAGGTCTTACTCCTAAAGATGTTTCTATATTATCATTCGATTTAGAGACAACATCACTTAGCCCTAATACCGATTCAGCAAAAGTCCTTCTCATTAGTACTACATATAGAAAGAACGATAAGATTGAAAGAAACTTATTTTGTTATGATGAATATAATACTCAGGGTGATATGCTCGAAGCCTTTTGTGAATACGTTAGAGAGCTTAATCCATCTATTCTAACCGGCCATAATATAATGGGGTTCGATCTTCAGTACCTACAAGGCATTGCTGATAAGGAAGGTATTAAGCTTCATTTAGGGAGAGATGGATCTGCCGCAAGATTTGATGAAAGAGAATCAAAGTTTCGCAAAGAAGCTGCTCAGTTTATTCATTTTAAGAAATGTAGAATTTACGGTAGAGAAATCATTGACACTATGTTCTTGTCTATTAACTATGATAGAGCAGCTCGCAAATATATAAGCTACGCTTTGAAAAGTATTATTAAACAAGAAGGTTTGGAAAAAGAAGACCGGACTTTCTACGACGCTAACAACATTCGTCATAACTATAAAGATCCGGTTGAATGGGAAAAGATTAAAGAGTACTGTAAGGACGACTCTGACGATAGTTTAAAGCTGTTTGATTTAATGATTTCGCCATTCTTTTATTTGACCCAATCAATTCCTAAGTCTTTTCAACAGATGAACGAGTCAGCTAGCGGATCGCAGCTAAACTCGATGCTAGTTAGATCATACCTACAGGATGGCCACAGTATTCCAAAGGCTGATGTTGCTGAAAAGTTTGAAGGTGCCATTTCACACGGTGTTCCCGGAATTTACACAAACGCCTTTAAGATTGACGTGGCTTCTTTGTATCCATCTATTATGCTTGAGTATGGAGTGTACTGTAAAGCAAAAGATCCTAATAAGAACTTTCTTAGTATTCTAGAGATTTTTACAACAGAGCGACTAAAGAATAAAAAACTGTTTAAAGAAACTAACGATGAGAAATACGATTACATCCAGAACGCGCAAAAGATTGTGATTAACAGTCTTTATGGATTTATGGGAGCAGAAGGATTAAACTTCAACTACCCAGAAGGGGCAGCGTTTGTTACTAAGAAGGGAAGAGAAATCTTAGGACAAGCGATCGAATGGGCAACTGGAATGAATTACAAGGATTGGAGAAACACCTTTGAAGAAAAAGAAGACGAAATCGAAGAAGAAGTTGTTTAGTTGCTCTTACCTTGGTGTAAAATGCTGGGTTCTTGGTGATGCCTGTGCCACAGGGACTATTAGCCGAGTTCCAAGTACAATGATACCCCCCGCTAAGTTTGAAATATCTAGAATCTCTGATAAAGAAACTTCATATTATATAGATTTTGATGACTTTGAATTTAGTCCTCGCGTATCCGAGAAAACATTCAGAAAAGAATGGACTGAGCATAAACTTAAAGAGAAGCTATCAGAGGTATTTGATGAAACTTAAATGCGATTACACTAGTTATAAATGGTGGATGTTAAATGACCTAACCGGCTACACAGACCGACTTTATTTGGGTACTCCGACTAAGGTGAATACAACATGCCATACTAAATATTTTATTTCTATAGTAAGAGGCAAAAGAATATATGTCATTAATGGCATACCCACAACAAAAGAAGAATTCTATAAACAATTTCGCGATGAACCTATTAGAATAATGAGAAAAATATTTGATGACAAGGATTAAATACATCAAACACAAAGGATACACAGAATCTAAACACTGGTATTTCCTTAATAACACCCTCTACAAGATCTATATCAATGATAACACTTTATATTTAAAATCTATGTCAAATCAATTGACTGTTATAGAAAAAGATGTTACAATTAGTAAGGCTAAGAAATTAGCTAAAAAATATTTAATGGATAATAAAGTTAAATTTTATGATGGGATTAGATTAAAATGACTATCTTTCTTTACATCCTTGAGGGTATGTTTGCCTACACCCTAACGGCCTTAGTTATATTTGGATGGTTGACATATAAAGATCCTATGGATGAGAGGATAAACTATTTATTGTCCTGGGTGTGGCCGATCACCTTTTCACTGGCTGTGCTTTTTTGGCTAGTAAAACCATTCAGTTTTGCTTTTACTAGTGTTCAAATCTGGGCGCAAGAGAAACGCAAACAAAGGGACCATTTCTTATCCTTATCTCCAGAAGAACAGTCTAGATATAAACTTCAAAAGAAATTAAAGAATAACTTTAAATGACACATCATGAATTTGTATCAGCGGATATGCATACGTTAAGAGTAGCAACTAAAAACTATCCTAATGGTGTGCCTGCTTTTTATGAAAAACAAAACCTATATGAATTACATACTAAATATCTCATACACACCTCTCTTCATTGCCCAGATAGCTGGGCAGTTAAAACTCCCTCTGGTTACGTTTCATATTGGCTTAATGGAAAACAATGCATAACACCCGATGAAATTAATCCAATACTTGCAATGGAAAAAATGAAAGATGTGTTTTCGGACGTAGACGATGATTAAACTAGAACCTAACACATTAGTTCAGTCTGCTTCAGGACATGAATGGAAATTCATTGAGTATTACGATGGTGACAAAGAGAAGTGGATGGACATGAAGACTGGACTAGTTTGGTATGATGTTGAGGATGGTATGATGAATCATCGTAAAGCTATTGAACTATTTAACACTGATGATAAACGATTGCCTACTAAAGAAGAGTGGGAAGAAGCAGAGAAGCATGAAATTAGATTTGTATTACCTAATTTTGACAATATGTGGTTCTTGTCTTCGTCGGTTCACCCCGGCTTCTCCAATGTCGCCTACGTCTTCAGTGGGCGGGATGGCGACATCGTCACCGGCCTCCGTGACGTCGCCGGCTATTCGGTTCGTTGTATTTCGAGTAAATCGAAAAGGGCGCGGCGCTAGCGTGGAATAATCATAAGATGCTTAAGAAACTTAAGGATATCTTTTAATGAAAAAAATGTTTTTATTTTTCAATACAATGAATAGATATAGAATAGTTGGAAACATTGTTCATATATCTACCCCAAGAGAATCAAACAAAAAAGAACACCCATTATCCCGAGAATTATTTCGAGAAAGAGCATCTAAGATCTTTGTTGTTTGGAAATTTTTGTTCCCCGAATATGAATATAACGGAAAAAAAGTTTCTAGAGAAACCTTCAAAAAAGAACTAAAAAAATATACCGAGAAACAAAGATTAACACTAAAATTAATGAATTCTTTCGATGAAACTTAAATACTTTAAATTAGCAAAAAAGATGTCCAAGTTTAGCACCCATTCCCAGCATCAATTGGGAGCGGTCATAGTTCGTAAAACTCAAATAGTTGGGTTAGGTTTTAATCAAATTAAAACTCATAGCAAAAGCCCCCATCCATATAAGTCTATACACGCAGAGTTCTCTGCTATTCTCAATAGTGGAGAATCTGATCTAAAGAATCACGATATTTACATCTATAGAGAAAAGAAAGATGGAACACTGGGAGATTCTTTCCCTTGTACAGTTTGTCTTAAAATGTTAACAGATCTTAACATAGGTAACATCTTTTACATTAAAAATAACCAATTTGAGAAGCATCGTGTATAAATCGGGGTATTGTATAGATGGGTGGCATTCTAAGCGATATTACATATTTAATGACGTAATGCTCATTGGTAGAAAAATCCAAAGATCGGCTTTAGTCGCTTCTAATGCTACTCATTGGAGTGTCATTTATGACAAGTATAATTGTTTTTTCTTAGTAAATGGAGTAACGGATAAAAAACACTTGACAAGAATTTCTATAAAAAAAGAGTTGCAAAATAGAAAACTTAAACATATACTCATAGATGTCTTTAAGGAGGACAAAGAATGAAACCAACTAAGATTTTTGATATGATGGATTTGGCAATGCGAGCAAGGGATTTGGGATTAACCTTTAACCCCCTTTTTGTGGGACCCCCGGGGTTAGGTAAGTCGGAGATTGTTCAACAATGGTGCGGTAAAGAGAAGATTCCATTTATTGATCTACGAGCTGCTCTTTTGGAAGCTCCCGATCTAATCGGCTTCCCTGTTGTAACAATGATCGCCGGTAGACAGACCACCGTACACGCTACGCCCGACTTTTGGCCTACAGAAGGCAGAGGAGTCATCTTCCTCGACGAAGTTAATAGGGGAACTACAAGCGTTATGAACTGCTTCATGCAGCTACTAACTGATCGTAAAGTTAAACAATACACCCTTCCACAAGGATGGGTTGTTGTTGCGGCCATTAACCCTGAAAACGCGGAGTATGACGTTAATACTATGGACCCAGCTCTTCGAGATCGATTTGAGCTATTTGAAGTATCTTATGATAAGTCTTCTTTCATGGAATTCATGAAGTCTAATGACTGGGATAAATCTGTAGTCAATTTTATCGAATCTAATGTGTGGCAATACGTTCGACCAGAAGAGTTGAGCAATGTCCCTGGAGCTAAGTACCTATCTCCACGAACCTTCTCAAAGCTCAACACTGCGCTTAAAGCGGGTATTAACTCTAAAGAAGATGAATTGATTATCTTTGAATCAGTTCTCGGACGAAATACAGGCTCTTCTTTCTTTCATTTTCGACATAACGAGTCTCCTGTGCTATTTAAAGACTTAGTTACCGATACTAAGAATGCTCTTAAGAAACTCAAGAAGTACAGCAATCCTGAGGATCTTAAGAATGGATACATCAGTGTTACTGTTAAGGATATTATCGAGAATGATGGAGAACCAACTTTAATCACTGACGAACTGTTGATTGATATCCTTAAGATTATTCCTGCTGACCAAGCTCCCCAATTGGTATTGGACCTAGCCCTTAAACGCGGCGACCATAAAGGGGAAATCTTCGAACGACTTAAGAAAGATAAAGATCTTAAGAAGCTACTTTCTACTATACTTCACCATAAAGGGTAGTGTATAGTAATTGTATTGGAGGTAATTAATGGAAGATCTAAAGGGAAGACAACTAGCATCTGCTATCTATAAACTGCTGAGTGATGAACCTTTCTATGGGGCATTCTTACAATCGTTAACTATTTTTTATAGTGAAATGGTTCCGACTGCCGCTATCTTTTTTGATAAACATTCTAAAGAATTTAAAATTACTATCAATGATAAATTTTTTAATTCATTAGTGTTGGACGAAAAGGCTGGGGTTCTTCACCATGAGGTTCTTCATTTTGTTCATAAACACATGCTTCGTTTATTCACAAGCGAATGTATGAATGATAGAAATGAAATGATGTTGAGAAATGTCGCCGCTGATATGGCAATTAATCAACAGATTAAAGTCTTACCTAAAGATTGTGTAGATTATAAAAAATGGAAACTTAAGTCGGGAGAAATTTTTCCACCCAACCAAACTTCTGAAACTTATTTAGATTTGCTTCGTAACAACAAAGAAGCCAATAAAGATAAGTTTAAGCAAAAAGGTGAAGATGGCGAGGATGGAGAACCAGGAGAAGGGGAAGGTGTTTTCGATAAACATTTCTACGATAGTCTTACTGACGAAGAAAAGCAAAAGTTTCTAGATGAATCTAAAAAACTGATTCAAAGAAGCATTGAGAAATTGAATCACGATTACTCAAAGGTGCCTCAATCCGTTAAAGATCTTCTACAAGACATTGATGGGATGAATACTAATATTAATTATAAACAGATTCTTAAGAATGCTATTAAGAAAACTGTGTCTTGCCAGGATAGGTCCAGCACATGGAAACGTCCAAACAAACGGTACGGAGTGTACTCCCCCGGAACAAAGCTTGGTAATCTACCGCAATTAGATTTCTATATTGACACTTCGGGTAGTATTTCTTACAAAGAACTTAGTTCATTTTTAAATATTATGAATGAGTTTTTGAAGGTTGGTGTAAGAACTTGCGATCTGTTCTTGTGGCATACGTCTGTATATAAACATAAGAAACATAAAAAAAATAACCCATTTAAAGAAAATGAAGTTGAAGCGGGTGGGACTGACATCAGCGAAGCGATGGCTTCTATTAAGAAACGTAGACCCGACCTTGCCATTATTTTAACCGATGGATACTACGAGATGGCTAATGTGGCAATCGACTCTCAAGTAATCTTTATTATCTCCGAAGGAGGCAATATGAATCACCCATTAGCTAAAATTGGAAAGACTATTGGATTTGGTGGATTAAAATGAAAAAACTAGAGCCTAATACATTAGTTCAGTCTGTCTCTGGTCATCAATGGAAGTTCATTGAATATTACGATGGTAATAAAGAAAAGTGGATGGATGTGCAGACTGGACTAGTTTGGTATGATGTCGAAGACAAGTCAATGGATCATTATAAAGCTATTGAACTATTTAACACTGATGATAAACGATTACCAACTAGAGAAGAGTGGGAAGAAGCAGAGAAACATGAGATTAGATTTGTATTACCTAATTTTAACGATAAGCGGTTCTGGTCTTCGTCGGTTCACCCCGACTACTCCTATTACGCCTACTACTTCGTTGGGCGCGGTGGAGGCTTCGGCCACGGTGTTCGCGGCTTGGTCTACGACGGTTCGGGCCGTTGTGTGGGAAAACTATGAAAAACACTATACTAGAATATAACACTGGTGAATATCTAGGTCAACTTGGTGAGAATCGATTTCTCTTTACAAAAGGTTCCACTAACCATATACTATTTACAATGAAGTCAGAAAAAGAAATCCTTTTTGATTTAGCTAAAAAACAATTAGAGGAAGTGTTTAATGATGAAGAAACTGATTAAGTATGGAATAGTATTTAAAGTATTTACCGCTATCTGTCTATTTCCAAACACTTCTTATCCTAGAGAGAAGAGTAACGAACTAAGTGTTGCATATGGATTGGGGGTATTTAACTCGGCTAAATCTTCGATTGCTGAAACTAAAACAGCTAATTTGGCTTATCGTTATTTTCTAGTCCCTGGAATTTACCTACAAAGTCGAGCAGGGTTTTGGGGTGATGGATCTAGAAATGAAAATAGACGCAGTAGTAGCTACGGATCATTAGGTCCAGGTATTGAGGTAGATCTTAAGCCGATTGAGCTTAGGAGTGGGTGGGGGGTAGCGTACATTAGTACTCCCGACAGTTTTTTAGGTGCCCGCATCCCTCAATTTAATGGCGATTTATACGTTGGAGTAAGGGATAAGAACTCTAATGGTATTGGGATGTCATATGGTCATATTTCCAATGCGGGAATTAAACCAGGGGTAGTTAATAAAGGTAGAGATTTCTTAGTTTTAGAAATATCTAAAAAGTGGTAAATGAAACGTAAATACTACAAAGAAGACTTTATAGAATTAAAATTACCTAACTTAAATTCTTTAAGGGGTTCAACTAAAAAACAAATGGGACCTATGGAAAAACTCCAAGATTGGTTTATTAAAGAAGTTGGATTAGAAACTGCTAGAGGTTCTTGGTTAAAGCTTCATCTCCGATTAGAAGAAGAAAAAAAGATTGACAAACTTACTTACAAGTATTGTAAATCTAAATACCCTTGGGTAACTAGACAAGGTGCAAATTCAGCAGTGGCCATGTATAATCTACAACTTGCTCCCGCTAGTTTTTTATCAAACCCTAAATGGACCCGGAAGGGTTACGCTTATCTTAAAAAAGAACCAATTGATAAACTGAAAGAGGCATTTCCATATGAAGTATAAAGTAGTCTCCTTTAACGGCGAGCGTTGCTTACCCATTAAAAGTAAACCTCATTTAGAAGATGCCCTAAAATTACAGGAAGATTACGGGTTATTTCATTTAACTCTTGACGAAGTTGCTGAAACATGGGAAACTTATTCAGAAGACTACTACTGCGCTAGTTGGTTAGTCGATAATAAAGAATCAGTCGAAGAAGCCTTCGGCGTTCAATTGGAGGAAATTAAAGAATGAAATTGTTTCTATATTTAATTATTGTTACCAGTCTATGTGGGTGTGTTACACTAACCACACAAGATAAAGTTAATCCAAATCCACCTTTCTTTAAAGAAGGAAAGTATCAGCGATGAGATCCCTAGCTTTTGATGATGTCTTAATTCTACCAAAATTTTCATCTATTCAATCTAGAGCTGATGTTAGCTTAGTTAACACTTTACATGATCTTAACTTGGGTGTACCGATTATTTCGAGTAACATGGATACTATCACTGAAGTCAATATGGCTAAAGCTCTCAATAAAGTTGGAGCAGCGGGAGCTTTGCATCGCTTTACAAGCATCGAGAATAATGTAGAGATGTTTAAAGCGTCCGAATGTAATCCAATTGTGTCCATTGGAGTGGGAGACAAAGAATTTGAACGAGCTAAAGCTCTGATAGAAGCCGGAGCAACTAAAGTTCTTATCGATGTTGCTCACGGAGCATCCATCCAGACTGTCCAGCAGTACGACAGACTGCGCGTTGCTTACCCTAGTCTATTCATCATTGTTGGCAACTTCGCAACGTATGAGTCATTTACAGCGTTTATGAGTCATTCCACAAGCGGGTTTCCACCAGACGCACTGAAGCTCGGGCTAGGCGGCGGAGGACTTTGTAGCACAAGAGTTGTCACCGGATGCGGGTTGCCAACATTGGCTACACTTCTTGACTTTAGAGCAAAGACAAAGATTAAATTGATTGCCGATGGCGGCATCAAGAACTCTGGTGACATAGCTAAGGCTTTAGCCGCTGGCGCTGATTATGTAATGCTTGGTAGCCTACTAGCTGGGACGTATGAAACCCCCGGAGAATTGCTGTCCCGACAAGAAGAGGGCAGTGGGTCATCTGAGTCTTATAAGATTTACAGAGGGTCCGCATCTAAAGAGTCATACGAAGCTCAGGGTAAGACTGCCACACATAGGGCACCCGAAGGTGAAAGCACTAAAGTTGCATACAAAGGACTTGTAGGTAACGTAATCCAGAACCTAGAAGGTGGGCTAAGGTCTGCTTTGTCTTATGTAGGAGCTACTAATCTAACGGAGTTTAAAGAAAAAGCACAGCTAGTAGAAATATCCACTTCGGCTCATTTAGAATCTAAACCGCACACAAAAGGATAACATGAGTAAATTCGTTGTTAAGAAGGTTACTAATATGTACATGACTCAGGAAGGCTTAGAGCTTCCTGAAAGTGATTTCTCACATATGACCCCGGACGGTCATTTTATTCAGTATGATTATATTGAAGACGAAAACTCGACCGATGTGATTGTTGAACCCGGCATTTGGAGTATTAAGAAAAGTTCAATGGGTATGTATCTTAACAAGACTTCTTATGTTAAGGATAACATTCTCGAAGAGTTTGTAAATACTAAACAGATTGAAGAAGCGGTGGATTGCTTTATTGAAAATATTCATATTTATCCTGAACTTGGATATGAAGTGGCGCGAAGGGCGTTACTATTATACGGCCCTCCCGGTGTAGGTAAGAGTACAGCAATTACTAAAATTATCAGTAAATACGATAGGGACGGTAAAACTGCGGTTTTGACGTGGCCGACTGACGTTCTTGATGCTTACGAAGTAAAAGAATTTATTAAACGATTTAAGTACAAAGATGTAGAGAAACTCTTTCTTATTGCTGAGGACTTAGGTGGAGTAGAAGCATCACAAGTTAAACTGAAAAGTTCTTCGTCTATGTTATCTCTTCTAGACAATCAAGAAAAGACATTTACCCTACCTATTTTCATTATCGCCACAACTAATCACCCTGAGATTTTTCATGGTAATATCGCAAACCGTAAAGGCCGGTTTGACGACCGAATGGAAGTAACTTCCCCAGACGGAGAAACCAGAAAAAAACTGTTAACCTTCTTCAGTAAGGGACAAGCCCCCGAAGACGCTCTTAATTTGATGGCTAGCGACAAGTGTAAAAAGTTTCCTCCTGCTCACATTAAAGAAGTGTACGTTCGTCATAGACTTCGTAAAAAATCAATGAAAGATGTTATTTTAGAGCTTATTAAAGAAGACGTTGAGTTTGAAAAAGAATTTGCTAAGACTAAATCTGTTGGAATGGGATTAAGTTCTTTCGATGATTAAACCGCAACATTCTTGGAGAATGAATAAATATAACAATGGAATATCTGGGGTCAATAGGATGTCGTATCCTATTAATAGCAACGGTTACGCAATAAGAAGAGAAATGGTATATCTTAATAAATATCAATTAAACGAAGAAAAAGACGACGATATAGAAAGAATTATTGCCGACATAGAAAACGACTTTGGTGATTTAGATGAATAAAAGAAAATCACGGATAAACCTAGAAGACGCTTACATAGAAACCTTGGATGCTTTTGTTAATCTAAGAGAAGATAAAGTCATATCATTTGAACGATTTACCAAAGACCGAATGAAACCATCAAATAAAAAAAGCATAAAAGATATCGTTAGGGAATTTAGAGAACGACTTAAAAATGACAAAAATTTATAGTCTCGATAAGCTCCAAAAAGCCCGTCTTATGCGTAAAGACCTAGAGAAGCTAGTGCATGTGCTACAGCTTAACCTAAGCGGCCTAAGTCAATATAAGAAGTATAAAGATATTGGATTGCTTTTAGATAATATTCTTGACACAAAGACCCTCCTTGAGATACATTTAAATAGTATTAACCGATTCATTGATAGCAAAGGACTAGTTAATGACCAATTTAAAGACTAGTAAATATTACAAGAGGAAAGCCGATAGAGCACTTGCGGACAGCAATAGGCTCCTAAAAAGAGTAGCAATGGATATCTTGGTCGATTTAACTGATGAAATTAATAAAGCTTCTGAGAATGGTTGCAAACGAACAACCATTAAACTTCCTCTTAATCTAGGTAACAATATGAAGCTTTTGGAACTTGAAAGAGGAATTTTAGTTTCTATACTTAACCAACCCCTTCATAAACGTGGGTTTAGTACCGAAACTGATGAATGCTTAAAATTTTTTACAATTAGTTGGGATAATTAATGAGTAATAAATGTAAAGTTAAAAGCTGTAAAAAAACTTCTCGTAGATTGGGCAGGTGTTACCAACACATGTCTTTGCCTATGAAAAAAGTTTTACTAGCTAAAGAAACCGCTAATTCTTATTTGTACGAGAAAACCGTTAACGGATTTCTTATGAGGGCATATAGAAATATGACTTCAAGAGTAAAAGGTATTCAAAAAAATAAAGCACATCTTTATGTGGGTAAACCAATTCTTTCTAAAGAAGATTTTTATAATTGGTCTAGAAATAACCCAGATTTTCTTAGATTGTATAAACTGTGGACTTCGGCCAATTACGATAGACGGTTAACTCCTTCAGTTAATAGAGTAGATTCGAAAAAAGGTTACACCTTAAATAACATGGAATGGATTACTAATTCGCAAAATTCAGCCTTGTCTTCGGTAACAAGAAAACTTAAGGATAAAGAACGTCAACAAATCTATAAAGTATTAGGAGTTGGAAAATGAAAAAAAATAAATTAGAAAAGATTCTTATTGTTAGTGATACCCATCGACCTTACCATAATAAAAAAGCGTGGGCTTTGATGCTAAGGGCAGCAAAAGAATTCAAACCTGATACGGTTGTGATTATGGGAGACTACGCAGATTTTTTTGACGTGTCTTCCCACTCTAAAAGTCCTGAACGTCGGTTTCAATTAGCTGAAGAGATTGCCGATGTGAAGGTCGGCCTACAAGAATTGAAAGATCTGGGAGCAAGTAGACAAATTTTTATTGAAGGTAACCACGAAAATAGACTAGTTCGGTACCTAGCCGATAAAGCTCCCGAACTGTTTAAACTAATTAACATACCTGATATTTTAGAACTTAAGAAGTTTGACTTTGAATATGTTCCTTATAAAGAATACACCACTATTGGTAAGATGAATTTTACCCACGATCTAGGACAAGCAGGCAGAACGGCTCACCTAAAGGCTTTGGATAGCTTCCAAGACAATATTATCATTGGACATGTTCATCGTATGCATTACTCTGTTGAAGGCGATGCTAAGGGCGTTAAGCATCTCGGAGCTTCATTTGGTTGGCTTGGTGATGAAAATGAAGTTGATTATATGCATAAGGCAAAGATTAAACGCGAATGGTGTTTAGGATTTGGTATTGCATACCATAATAAAACTACTGGCAATGTTTATGCTGTTCCAGTTCCTATTATTGAAAATACTTGTCTTATTGAGGGTAAATTAATTAAATGATTAAGTTCATTTACACAGAAGGGTCAAAATTTTATATTGTCGGCGAAATCTGTGTAAGAAAATTATTATATGAAACTGAAGAAATATATGATGACGAACGACTTAGAAATCTTATGGTTCACAATCACTATTTCAACAATACAGTTTACGCCATTGAATGTAATCCAGATAAAGAGCATAGATACTTTATTCCTGGGGATCTGACCGGTAGCGTTGCTTCAATTGTATCAGAAGAATTATTCCGGCATCATTGGAAAGAATATAGACTAAAACAGAAAATGAAGGACATATTCAATGAGTAACCAAAACTATTACACCGTTTATTCCCATGCCGTATCCTCTAACGATATCACCATTGGAACTTCAAGTACAACACCAAATACAAATTTATCAGTGGAGGACCATTTACGACGCGAGTTAAAATCAACGTCCTTAAATTTTAAAGATTTTAGAATGAGATATGTAACAAATGATTACCCATCGGCTTATAATAGTTTTTATGAATATAAATTTGTAAATGAACATACTGAATATAGATATAAAACAACTTACGATTTAATATCCTTTATTAAAGAAGAACAAATGAAAGAACTTATGAAAGAGACATTTAATGAGTGAGCAAGGCGGAACAAAATTTGATCAGGATAAGTCCCAATGGCACTTACTACCATTCGATGCTTTAGAAGATGTAATTAAAATTTTAGAACTAGGACAAGTAAAATACGGTAAATTTAATTGGAAAAAAGGATTTACACGTAGTAGACTAGTCGATGCTACATTTAGACACTTGACAAGTTACGTAAGTGGTGATAGGATTGATAAAGAATCGGGATGCTCGCATTTAGCACATGCGGTATGTAACCTACTTTTCATGATTTCATTAGAAAAAACAAATAAGTTAGAGGAAGATATATGAATCTTAGTAAAATACAAGAAATATCCTTAGAAAATGTTGGACCAGAGGTTAGCAGGGAATTAAATAGAATTGAACAACTAGTATCAAGTAGAGCATACGAAGGACATTTTAATGTCGAAGCGTCTACACACGCGGACCTTCTTGATCGAATTAAAACTCACCTAGAATTTGACGGGTTTAAAATACAAACACTTAGATTTGAACTTAATGGATTAACACATATCCTAATCGACTGGAGTAAATAATATGAACGCAAGAGAAGCAAATAAATTAATGAAACTAACTAGAGAAAACGCAGTTCAAAAAGAACTAAATGGCATCTTTGCTGAAATTAAAGAGGCTTTAGATGTTGGACTAGACAATATTAATAAAGACATTAAATATGGAGAGGATACAACATCTCTTCTTAGAGAACTTAATTACTTAGTTACTAATAACATTACTTCATATCCTTTGGCCACAAGCGTTAATATTTCATGGAGAAACGTATGATTTTAAAAGTTGTTAAATTAAACAGTGAAGCTGTTACGCCAACTAGAAACTATCATGACGACGCTGGGCTTGATCTACATGCCCTTCATGACACCTTTATTCCTTTAGGAAAAACGGTATTAGTTAAAACTGGGATTGCTATTAATATTCCAATTGGTCATGTCGGTAAGATCGAAGATCGCTCTAGCATGGCCCTTAAAGGTATTCGAACTGGAGCTGGGGTCATTGACCCAGGTTACACGGGAGAAATTGGGGTTGTACTACATAATTTGAACAACCAGCAAGACCACAATATCGGTCGATTAGGTTTTACGGTTAAGGTCGGCGATAAAATTGCACAACTACTTCTACTTGAAACTAGAACATTTGAATTAGTTGTTCAAGATACTTTGGATACAACTCCTAGATCAAATTCAGGATTTGGCAGTTCAGGTCGTTAATAAATAGAAACGAGTTTACTCCTTGGGTAAAAAACAAAAACAGAATAAAATTGAAGCCGCTATTAAAGGTAAATGTCCTAAGTGTTATGATGGTAAATTAATTACTATTGAGCTACCTGGGCGAAGTTTAAGAAAATGCGATAACTGTAATTATCGAGAAAAAGCAGTGCTACATCGTGATTAGTAAACGAGCCTTTGTTATTGCAACACTAAGACGCGCTAGTTATAGGTGGCCCGCTAGAACCGAGGCAATGAGACTTGCTAGGGTTGAGCGCGGGCTATACAAATGCGCTATGTGTACAAAAGTTCACACTAGATCTAATATTCAATTAGACCACATATTACCTGTCATATCTCTAAAAGGGTTTAAGACGTGGGATGAGTACATTGATCGACTCCTATGCGATCCTGAAGGCTTTCAGGTACTTTGTAGGCCCTGCCACGACGCGAAAACTAAAGGTGAAAATAGTTTAAGAAAACAATTGACAAAATCAACTAGAAAGGTTAAGCTTAAAAAATGAACGATATTAGTTTAAAAACAATGATTAAGTTATCAGTAGTATTTTATTTAACACATGGTGCAATTACCTTTGCTGGACTTGTTTTAATTGGCCTATTAAGTTCTTTGAAAGGATAATTCGTAATGAATATTAAAAATTTTATTTTATCAGTTTCAGTGGGAGTAGCGTTGACTACTCTCCTTTTCTCTTTAAGGGATGTTCAAGTCCTCCAATCCCCATCTCTTAAAGATGATGTCATTCGGGTAGCTCTTCCCCCTTCTACCCAACCATCAGCTATTCCCACTGACCCCCTATCTGGAGCTAAAGTTATTAAAAAGCTTCAACTAAACACCGATCGAGTGGTAAATTTATCTGGTCCTATTATGGACTCGCACGTTGCTGTTGAGATTTCTAGCAAATCTTCTTCAGAAGAACCTCTGTATGTTTTAATTAATTCACCTGGAGGCTCTATTTTAGCGGGAGAACAGATTTTATCCGCAATCGAATCGTCTAAGTCTCCAGTCTACACGGTTTGTATTGGAGTATGTGCTTCTATGGCAGCGATTATCTCTCAGTATGGTAAAGAACGATATGGAGTAGACCGAAGTGTTCTTATGTTCCACGACGCTGCTGGTGGGGTTCAAGGTTATCTTCCACATATGACCTCTCTAATTGAGATGCTTAATAAGAAAATTGATAAAATGGACTCTTTTATAGCTAGACGAGCAGGATTGTCTTTAGATGCCTTTAAAGCTGAACAATCAAAAAATATCTGGATTGATTCGGAAGATGCTGTCCGTCGTAATTTTCTAGACTCATTAGTTAGTCTTAATCAAGATATCATTAAACAAGAAGCTACCCCAACGGAGAATAGAACTAAACAATTCTATTTGAATAATTAATATGGATCTTACCCAAGTTCTTCTTTTAGTAATCGCTGGTCTAGGAACCTGGTTGTTCTTTGAACGCAGGAACAATGGGGAACTTGGGTCCACTATTAATAAATTAAATACTCTAGATAAACTTAAAGATTTAACACACGCTACTGAAAAGACCGAAGAACAACTTAAAGCTGAAGAAGCTGATAGACAAGAAATTATCAATAAGCTAAATAAATTAGCAGAGAAGGCTTCAATTGAAGACATTAAAAAATTCTTTAATACTCCTGATAAGTCTTAATCTTGTAGCAGGATCATCCTTTGCTGAAGAGAAAGTCGATTACCTTGAAAAAGGTACCCCGATGCCCTACTCTGGGTTTGTTTTCCCAGTCTCTAAGGCTCAGGATTGCCGCCTAGCTCTAATCGAGAAAGAGCAATACGAAGCTATTAAGGCTTCTTACGACCGAAGCATTAAGCTTTACAAGACGACTGAACGAATCAGTGATGACAAGATGCTTGCTCTCAGTCAAGAAAACTTTAACTTGAGTACTCAATTATCAGAAACAAAAAGTTCTAGCCAATACTCCAACATTCTGTGGTTTGGCTTAGGAGTTCTCGCTACTGGATTATCCATATATGGGGCGAAACAAATTATTAAATAAAGCTTCCGAAGAAGATCTTCTAAAGTTATTAGAAGAAGGAGCATCGGAACTAGTCATCGAAAATACTACAGACATTGTAGATTTTCTAGGTGAATTTAAATTAGAACCAGGTAATAGCCGGATTTACATACCGACTCTTTATAAACTCTATCTGTCCTGGTCAGATATTAAACTTGGTATAGTTGATTTTAAACTTCAACTAAGCAAGTTTTTGAGAGTAACTAATTATTACTTTCATGTGAATAAAAATGCTCTTACTTTTAAACGAGAAATACACAAGTTTTTATTTAAAACAAAGCAGTATAAGCTCGGATATAGACAGGCTTCTAAATTTAAAGCTTTTCTAAAAAGTAAAGAGATCGAAGGTGACGATCAATGGATGAGTGAAGTATGTCTTTACCATCTATTTGATAAATGGACCTTTGAACAAAATAAAAGTAATTTAATGAATAAGATAAGTTTTGCTGTATTGTGCAAGATTTATCTTCAATATAAAAAAATTGAAGGCATATACTATTTTCGTATTAGCGAAAAGGTTAATAAATATATGTCTAAAGAACAACAACTAGAGATGATGCAACGTGACAAACAAAAAAAAGACAAGAAGATCAGACAAAAAGTATCCCGCCTTAGCAAAAGGTTTCAATCTAAAGCTTAGACAAGATCTAATTGATTACGATTATATCGATAAGCTTAATGATAAAGAGAAGAAATTCTTAAATCAGTTTACTGAAGAATACACTAATGCTTCTTTTAAGAAGGGTAAGCGTCCTTTAAATAAGAAGATTCAAACTGAGAAAGACTGTTACGATAGAAACAATGCTAGGAATAGATGCATCCTAACGCGAGCAAAGGCAGCGGGGGCAGTCATTAATGAACTTGATGACATGGCTAAGGTAGTCAAAAGAAAGACACATAACCCGGAGAATGAGTTAATAAATAAGATTGATAAGTCTAGGGAGCCGGAGGAAGGCGATCATTCTTAGAGCCAAGTTGCTTCATGACTTCTTTGAAGATATCCATCCCTAATATTTCATTAGCGTTCTCGATAAGAGATTTAAACTCAACCATACCAATTACGCCGCTAACTAAAGAGACAATAGAAATTGCGTTGCCAACTAGATTAATTTGGACTAAATATCCGGTTATAACAACTGTCTGATATACAAACATTTTAGTTATAGTTCGACCTAAAGCAGCGGATGTTATCTTTTCTTTACGCTTATGAGCTGCCATTATCCCAGAAAGCATGTCAGCTACAACTAAGATGCCTACAGTTATTAATATTGCTTTAATCGGTGCTAAAGCCGCTAAAGCTGATAAAGCAAGAGCAATCATCCATTGTTTCATATTATTTCTCTTCCTTACCAAAGATGGCCTCGCGAGCCTTTGGGTTCTGTGATATACTAAAAATAGCAGCGTTTACTTTGCCCTGATCGCCAACTTGTAGCGCATCGGACAGCATTCTACTTAGGTTCTCCATACCAGAAACAGTACCTAATTCAGTACCAATTTCGGATAGTTTTTGCTTTGGAGCATTTGTTAAAGTTCTAACTTTGTTTTCTCCAGATTTAACTACTAATCCAACTTTGTTGGCAATACTGTAAGGAACACCTTTACTTACTAATGTTCCAAGTCCAATTTCTTTAACTGGGTTAAGACCGGATTGTCTGTTTACACCAGCAATGTACTGAGCAATTGCAGCTTGGTCACTAGATTTTTGAAACCCTTTACCTAATTCCTTTACGTCGCCAAAGTTTTCAGCTACAATAGGATTAGTTTCTGATAAACCTGAAATGTTTTCTTTTAATTGGTTTAATAGATGTCGTTTTTTAGCTGAATTGTATCCAGATAGTCCAGCTTCTTCGATAGGACTTTGAATGGATTGTTGAAGTTTAAGGTCTGGGTTTTTTAAACGACCAAAACGAACACCACTAATCTCGGGGTCAATACCTTTACCAATTAATGTCTCTGGAACCATCTTACGAAATTCGTCAAATTGTTCAAAAGCTTGTTTAATTTTAGGATCAGTCTTAAGAGTGGAAACAATACCCTGTCTAAAGTCCGTTAATAGTTTACGGGTCTTATTAGCTGAAGTACTATTGTCACCTCTTAGTGAACCAAGCATTTCGTCAGTTTTATCTCTAACGCTTAATAGTTCTTCAGGAGTAAGTTGTTTAGCTTTAACTTTACTTAGCAAGTTGGCAGCGTCCGGGTCGCCAAGAAAGGCGGGATTTTTCATTAAGTTATCATCAAGAGCAGATGACATAGACTCAAGTTCAGGACCAATGTCAAACATTCGATTAGCGTCCTGGGCTTCTTTAACCGCATTACCAACCCGTTGACCAAGCATGTCGTCAGTTTGGGTAATCTTATCCATCAAAGACTGTGTGGCTTCAGTGGGTCTATTCAAGAACCCTTCCCCACGTCCCACATCTTTAGCAATGTTTGTTCCGGCTTTACCTTCTTCGTAAGAAGCTTTTAGCTGTCTTAAAAAGGGTGCATCTTCTACAATACCGCTACCCATTTTACCCAGGTTCTCTACTCCCCTTTTAGCAGATCCTAGTCCAGAAGCAACACCGGAAATGGCAGCGCCCCCAGCACCAGCAATAGCAGCTCCTTGAGCCATGTCAGGAAGCATTCCCATGCCTTCTTGTTCAGAGCTTCCAGCTCCTTCAATAGCGCCAATGGGAGCCATTTCTAGAGCACTTGCGGCCATACGACCACCAATGCCTGATTCTAAAGCAGCACCCATCGCAGGGCTAAAGCGAGCGGCTAATCCAGCAGCAGCTTCTCCAGAACCAACCCCAGGCATAGCAACAGCAGGTAGCACGCTTCCAGCAACTAATCCTGTAGTGTAGGATGCTGGGTTAGCTTTTTCAGCTTTTTTATACTTTTCTCGTTCAATATCACGATAAGTAGAATAAAGTTTAGCCAAATCCTGCATTTCATTTTCAGTGGTTCCAACGTCGTAAAGAGCTTTAGCTCCACCTGTTAGCTCGTCGGCAAACCCCGCCGATGCTCCCTGAGCAGCGCCCATCATGGCAGATTCAGCCATAGGCATACCACTGTCAGCTTCAGCTTGACGTTCAGTGTAACCTTTAGTTTGATCAAACTTAGGCTTATCTAAAACTTGAAATGGTTTATTCGGATCAAACTTGGGTTTGTCCATTATTCGTATTCTCCGGTAGCTTCGTTTAGAGTGTAAACATGGCCACCTTGTGTGACAGTTTTAGGTTTATTTAAAGATTGGGGTGATTTAGGTTCTTGAGAAGGAGATGACATATCTCTAAATTCTTCAACATCCTTACCAGATTTTTGAAGATTATTTAATTTAACATTCTTCATGCTTTGCACTTCTTTTACGAAGGCTTTAGCTTTAGATACGAAATTGTCATATGTGTCGGTTGATCTAGGTAAGTTTGCTTCTAAACGAGCAATCTCTTTCATGCCTGCCCCTGCACCAGTAATTAATTTTCTATACGCATCTTGCATTCGACCTATTGTTGATCTAAATGCGACTTGTTCCGATGGAGTTAACATGTCTGGTATGCGACCATCGACCGGACCAACCCATTCGGATTTATCTCCAAGAGATTCTAAAACATTTTGCATTTTAGTAGCAGACTCATCAAATTGTGAAATTTCTTCCACTTGTTTAGGATTAAGTTGAGCTTGCTTTTGGTGAACTTCATCTTGTCTGTCACGCTTGGCATCCATACGTTGCATAAGGGCTAATGCAAGATTTTGTTGTTTCGCTAGGCGATCATCTTGACGAATTTGTTGCTGAACAGCAGCAGGTAAAAGCTTTTCACCTATAGCAGCAGTGAAGTCACCTTTAACATTAACTCCGGTTCTAGCTAAATAATTTTTATACGCTTTTGAAATAGCACTATTAGGATCAAACTTTTGTTGCTCAATTTGTTTTTCAAAATCAGTAACAATACTCTGAGCTTGTTTAATATTATTATCAAATTGTCGAAGAGCTGGTTCGCTAGGATTTGCCATCGCGATACCCGCACCAACAATAGAAGCAGATGCTCCTAATTGATTAGCAAGAGTAGCAATGTTTTTAGCTTTTTGAGCTTCGATTAAATGATCAACACTTCCCCTGTCGTCTTGACCCACATCAATACTGATAGGTTTAGATTCTTGTGGTTTAAGAAGTTTCATGATACGCTCCATCGAGGTATCTTGAACTTCTCTATTAGAAGGAGGTGCTACTGGAGCTTGGGGAGGGGGTAAAACTTGTTCATCCAAAGGCTGTAAAGAAGGTTGTGGAGAAGGTGCCCTAGCTTGGAGAACAGGTTCTTGAGGGACTTCAATAGGAAACCCTTGACTTACCGAAGATTGATTCATGTAAGGAGCTAAAGGATTAGCTTCTTCTACAGGTTGATTAACAACAGCATTTGGATCAAAGGCTTGTTGTATTTCAATTGGTAATTCATCTTCTTCAAATCTATTGAGAAATCTATTGTAGTCGGCCATAATTATCCGCCGCCGTATGCTTTACGGTCTAGTTCGTTTTGTCGTTCTTGCCACGCTTGTTGATCTGCGGCTCTTTGGGCAGCGGCAGCGTTAGATGCTTCTCCCGCTGTTTTAGTAGCACTAGCTGCGTTCTGTTGTCCAACAAACCCAGCCCCAGCGCCAGCAGCAGATCCAACTCCTGATCCAATGTTAGACCACATCTGACCAGTTTGAGCAGCTCTTTGTTGTGCAACATTAGCGGATTGATTTAATGCCCCAGCTAATGCCCCACCGCGTGCTAATTGGCTTTCCCAGTTCATTTGCTGACCTTGCATTTGTCTAGCTTTTTCGGAATTTTGAGCTTGGGTATTACGATTCATAATATCTTGAAGATTAGTTAAATTAAATTGTTGAGCTTGATTTTTAGCTCCAACATTTCTTGACTGAACTCCAAGTTGATTTTGTACATCAAACTTTCTAAATTCGTCAGCAGCGCCTTCGCGAGCCTTGTTAATATCAAATTCTTGTCCTCGGATTTGACTACCAAGAGTACCAGAAGCTTGTAAAGCCTGTAAAGCTCTTTGTGAAGCTTGTGCTCCGATTGTGTCGGATTGTTCCGAAGCTTGTTGAGCGCCAGCTTGTGCATTAGACAACTGTGCAGCTAGGTCAGCCCCAGATCCACCAATACCACGGGCTTGCATGTTTTGTTGAATTTGAGCAGATTTAGCTTGCATGTCTTGCTGCACTCTAGATCTAATTTGATTTAGTGCTGCGCGATCTTCGGGACCTAGACCAGTCACTCCGCGTTTACTAATAAGATCCAAAGCTTTCATCTGAGCTTCTCGTAAAGCTGGATCTTCTTTAATCTGTGATACTCTAGATACACCAGCATCGATATTTTGTTCTAATTCTGGTGTAAGAATACCCGCTTGTCTATATTCATTAAGAATAATTTGTTTAGACAAATCAGGAGGAGCACCGACTGCTTCAATGCTTTTTAATGCTTTATCATTAGCAGCTTGTGCTTTCTTCCTGTCGGAAGCAGAAGACATGTTGCCAATAATTCCACCTAAAATTGGTGCTACAACTGCTGCGCCGATCAGCGCCCCGCCTAATGGCATATTATACTAACCTTCCTAAATGATAATACTTCTCTGGAGCAGGGTTTAGTCCGACTTCCATGAATAAGTCTCGAAGAGAATCTCTTGGAGTAGAAGTGAGAATAATCTCAGCCCCTAATTGTTTTGCTTCTTTATCTAAAAAATCAATAAGTTCTTTTAAACTTTCTTTTCTACTAACTTTATCCGAGTCAGGGTTGACCATAAGACCTTCAATCCAATACATCTTACTGTCGCCCATTTGAAACAAACAACCGAAAGCTTCGGGTTGCCCATTCTTTTCATTAACAAAACTTAAACTAGTTAACCAGCTAACTGGAGTAACGGGTAGCTCCCATTTCACTGCCCACGAAGCCAACATTGAGTGGTCTTGAGTTAAGAATGGTCTAATCATTATAACCCATCTCCATAGCCACGTTGAGCACCACGGTTGTAATGTGCAGCGATATCTCCAGCTCCAAACCTATTAAACTGATCCATATTAAACCCTAATGTACCAGATTTATACGCTTGGTAAGAATCTAGAGGGTTAGTAAATTCTTGAGTTCCGCCACCCAATCTAGCTAAAGCATTTAATTGTGCTCTTTGTAATTGATTAGAAAGTCCGCCCCGGTTAATATTTTGAGCTTCAGATGCGCTAAATCCACCTAAAACACTTTGTCCTAAAGCATTTAAATCGATAGCATTAATTTTATCTTTAGCTTGTTTAAACTCTAGGTTAGCGTAACGAGCATCTTCCATTCTTTTTTGAATTTCTTGATACCCAGGATTATTAGGACCAATTCCGCGTTTTTTTAATCCCTCTAGTTGGTCCCAGTAATTACGGGCGTTATTTTCAGAGTCGGTAATTTTTTGATCGATACCAGAAGTCCCCATTTTTTTAAATCCAGAGACTAAATTGTAATTACCTCTTAAAGTTGAAATTTGGTTTGGATCTATTAAACCGGACTGAGCGGCAGCATTGATTGCGCCCAATACATCCCCACCTTTAACTTGAGCATCAATGTTAGCCCAAGCGTTTGCTCTAGCGTCTTCTTGCTGCTTAGCTGTTTGCATTCTAGTGTTAATGTATTGGTTTAATGGGTTTTCAATACCACTAATACCGCCAACTACTTCTTTTCTAAACTGTTCACCAGTGTCAGCGTAGTGACCGCCTAAGGCGCTTGCTTGCTGTTCAGCAGCTCCGACCTTAGCATCAAGTCCAATGGTTTGTCTTCGAGCTTGTGCTAATTGATTACTTTTATCTTGATTTAAAAGCGTGGAGTCAAAACTTTTAAGTCCTTGATTGTAACCTTGGTTTCCACCAACATACCTGCTCAATAAATTTTGACGACCACCAGAGCTAGTGGTTTGTTGTCCAAGATTTTCAGCTTCTTGAGCGGTACCCCGAAGTTGGTTCACGTTAGCAACAGCACCAAGATTTAAAGGTCCTTTATAACCACCTCTAAATACACCAAACTTTTGCTCAGCATCACCCATTTCTTGTTCATTTAGAAGATTTCCACTTCCAATACGACTCAAGACGTTCTGAGAAATCTGTTTATTAGCATCGGTGGCTACGTTACTTTTAGTGGCCTGCTCATTAAACTGGGTTCCAGCTTGTTGAGTTTGTTGCTTATTTTGTTGAGCTTGACCAGAAATGTTACCACCAATAGTGGACGCAAGTCTATTCTGTTTATTAGCGTCTAAAATACGTTGAACATTAGTAAATCCGGTGCCTTGTTTGGACTTAGGATTGACTTGATTTGGTTGGATTATATCGGCCATTAAAAATCCCTATTATATACTTATAGTTGTTAAACTAACCCCAAGCTATTACTTTTATTCTATAATTCGTATTAGCTGTTAAACCCTTTATATTGTTGATTAAAACGTCATTATTGTTCTTATCGAAGCTAATACCGATACCACCAGGGGGGTAGGTCGTAGAGTTATCTAAGTTGTCAACTCTAATTACACTAAGCCCTTCCAGGGTAGTTTGGGTCGAATCTAAAGAAATTGAAGGCGAACCTTGGGGGGCACCATTGGCATCAACTCTAACATCAAAAGTTTTAACCGTAGCTGAAAAGTTATCCTTAAGTGTTAATTTTTTGTTAAGAGCATCAAAAAGACTTTCAATAGCAGAATTAATAGAAAACGATAGTTTTTCAACTAAAGGTTGAAAAGTAGAATCGTAATCCTGCTTCATTAGTCTTTTAAAGCTACCAAGTTTCATTATCTGTAAGCCCTTGTCGAGATAGCCACATTACCCGTTACAGTAGCACCATACACTTCGTATTTTTCTCTTGCAACTGAATGTCTCATTCCAAATAATAAATACCTACAACGGATCATATTTCTAGGAACTAAAGTTCTAAACGGTGCGCCATTTGACCCGCCACCGAAGAAATGTTCACCAAAATTTTGATGACCAAATATACCATTACCATCCCCTAAGAAATCAACAGACGCTTCGCTTGGGATTAAATCGCTGCTATATGTTGCTGTAGCTCTAGTGAAGGCTTTATTTGCAAACATAATAGTACTTTCGTATAATTGCTTATCGGAAAGAGCATCCTGCATTGTAATAGGGGAATACTGGAATTCAGATTGAATAGCTTTATATATGGTAAATGCGCCTTGAATGTATTCTAATGTTAGATTTAATGTAATAGTTTTAGAAAATTTGTTAACACCAAATACAACCGCTTCTTGAATAGTGTCGTTTACATTAAGCATGTAATTCGAAAATCCAACCCCAAGATCAGCGTTTAATAGATTAATTAAATCATTAAAATTGGAACGCATGTCGGAGAATGCCACTGACGTTGGTGATATAGCGGTGTATGTTGCGGCTAGAGTTGCTCCAGGTTGAGCTAGTCTTCCAGAGTCTAGAGATATTTTTGTGATAAGAAGATCTAAGTTTGTATTTAGACTACCACCGGGAACCATTTTTAATATCGAGAAGTAGTTCGAATCAGATAGCAATCCATCAGTATCGAGCTTCTTTAACAACATATTAAATTCGTAAATAGATAAGAATTGCTCTTGAACAATCGAATCACCTATTTCAATATTATCAACATCAGAAAGAATGAAGGTGTTACCTAGTAATGAATTCTGTCCTAGGGTTGAGTCGTATTGTCTATCAGCGTAGTCTAATCTTGTGAATGATTTACGTTCAATCTCTGCGTTATTGATATCGCCAGCTCCTAAGTAGAGCCGATCATTAGGGGGATTTATAATCCCACAAGTGTTACTCTTTGTGATAGTCGTCCAAGAATTAGTTAGATTGTTGTACCTATAAGCAATAGTCGCTCTGACATCATCAGTTTTACTTACAGTCCAAACTATATAAGAGTTATCAGACTGATATCCGATACCCCATGTGGATGTTCTAAAATTTGTGTAGTTAGAAGAACCTAGTTTTAGAATTTCAGTATCGATCACCCTTGAGATGGCCCCGCCCACACCAGCTTCGCTGAGTTTAATAATTCCCTGCGTGGTCCATCCGTACAACTCGTTGTTACAGACATCAACACTATCATCAGCAATAAGGATACAAGAATTATCGAATAAGCTCAATACCCAAGGAGAAGTTTCTCCCGAAATACGATACAGTCCATCAGTTTTAAATACGAATAAACTATCTCTAAGTGGGAATATTCTTAAAATAGGTTGATCTTCTGAGCCAACGTCTAGATAATTTAATAAAGGGACTGCTTCTGGTTGCTGGAATTTAGAATAGTAAATTCTATTTTGTTTCTGTTCATTCTCAGAAGTGGAAGCATTGGTTGTGTTAATCAAAGCACCAGCAGTACCGGAGACAGTGATAGGACTTCCGATTCTAAGTGTGGTAGGACTTAAAACCGTAACAGTCCACACTCCATCAATATTGGGAGTTGAATTGGAACCATCTATAATAATTTTATTACCAGAGACTAATCCATGTGCAGTTGATGTAGTGATGACCATTGTGGCCGCCGAACCTGTGGAAATTGTGCTAATGACTACTTCTGGTGAAACGTCAGGATTGAAAGAAGATCCAGTGTTACTATTATTAGCGACCACATAAAAAGGATCAATACCTAAAACTCTTGCTTCAAAGAGAGCCTGACCAGGCACGCTTGTACTTGACGATAGATAAAATGCGTATGTTAGATCTGAAGGATTTCTATTAACCATCCGAACGAAGCTTCGCATAGTCTCATCTACGGCTCTAGCTGGAGAAGCTAGATCTGATAAAAGAACGTCTAAAGCTCCGACTGTGATTGTAGACACTGTAAATCCAGCATCCGATACAACTTCCGTTACTGAAGTAGATGGTCCATAACCTACGTTATATAAACTGAAAGTTGCTCCAGTTCCTAGAGTACTAAAATGAGCAGAAGGAATGGCCGCTTTAACTAAGGTTGCTACGGCTGAAGCAGTCTCTCCGCCACCTATATTAATTTGAATACCAATTTTATTAGCTAAAGCTGGATCAGTAGAGGCTGATTTTTTAAACCAAACATAATATTGATTTCGATCAAAAGCTGAATTTAATGTAAAATAATCACTGGTTCCAGCGGATACATACGCAGATCCAGCAACAACTGTAATATCAGTTTGTTGAGCACTTACTTTTTCCCCTGCTCCCGGTGTAACAGTTGAGAATGTGAATGGAGTAGTTTGATCGGAAATATTAGCGCAATCACCGAAGTCATTATTAGTTATAGTGACATCAGCAGTAGTTGGAGTACCAGTCGTAGCTGTAAAATCTTCGGACACTGCCCCAATATATGCAGCGGTCTTGGAGGCTACCTGAGCAGCGGTATCAGCAGCTAACACGTAGACTTGAATACCAGTTCTTCCAGATACAGCGGGGTCAGTATTACCACCTTCAACATTGTACCAAACGTAATACTTATTTAAATCGTTTGCACTATTCAAGAAGAAATAATCCCCAGCACCACTAGCAGTAAGACTCGATGCTACCGTGGTAGTTACTCGACTTACCTCTTGAACTCCAACAACAAATTTGTAGGTATTAGAAACAGTGCTATTGGCTATTGTAATAGTTGGAACAATACTCAAATTAAAATCAGCGATTAACTTAGACACACCCAACAGGTTGAGTTGTCTTCTGTGTCTAGTGGTTGTGTTGGCGTAGAAAATAACACTTTTGAATCTATTAATGTCCTTAGCCAAAGGAGGAACGTCGTTGGCGCTTAGGATACCGTCACCGCTTTGGGGATTAGTATAAAGATTTGCGCCAGCGAATTCAGAAGGAGTCTGATCTTGGATGAGAACATGACCAGAATCTATATCCGATTGAGTGGGGTAAGCTTCATAAACCAATTGAAGTTCATCGCTAGGAACTATATCACTAAATGATGCTGCTCCAGTAGCAACCGCAACTGGTGACCTATAGATTTGGTAGAAGTAATTAAGAGTTACTCCCTGAGGAATAGTGATATCTAAGTCCACAGTTGCGCTAGTCGTGGTTTCAATTGGTTGAATATATGCAACCGAATCAGCTTCAGTTAAATAAATAACTTTATTTATCAAAGCATCGGCAGCTACTGTTATAGCGCCGTTTCCGGCAGTCGTTGTGAATGTTAGGGTTGTGGCAGTAAGGCCGGTTACAACTCGTATTCCATTTACTGTCCCAGAGACAGGGGTAAATCCCGATAGATCGATAGATTGACCAGTTCTTAGATAAACCCTAGGGTCACCGGACGAGAAGGTAATGGTAGCAACACCAGCAGCGACGCTACAAGCGGCAGCATCGATGTTTAAGAAAGTAGTACCTGGGTCATCAGCAATAAGAGTTTCCGTAGTTAAATTCTTTAATTCGGTCAAAATGCTGTCAAAATAATCTTGAAGAGCAACTAATTCAGCATCGGTAGAGGGGATAGATGGAACTGCTGGTTGAGTAATAGCTCTAAACGCTCCGTATTGGATTAATCCTGAACCTGGGTTAACCGTAGCTCCGTAATTAGCTCCAGTAAAGCTAAAGCTTAAAGAGGTGTTGTCGGAGGTTAGGACGGTTTGAGCACCGTTAAAAGCATTCCCTGGGGCTGTAAAACCATCGATATAGATCTTAGTAGTTGCTGGAACAATTAATGAAGGGTTCCCTGATTCAAATGTGATGGTAACTACGTTAGATGTTAACGAATAGTTACCTCCCGCTCCAGTCAAATCGAGCACAGCGGAACCCGAATCGTTGGCAATCAGAATATCTTTATCTATTTTCTCAGCTAGAGAAATCAAATTAGTTCTAATCTGAGCATCGGAAGAATCGATGGGTAAAAACAACGAGGAAATGTAATTTCCATCATTAATCAAACTGCCAGTTCTTTGTGAAAGAATATCAAGTTTAGATAATAGATTATTAAAGTCTCGAATTAAAAGACCCTGGAGTGGGTTATATATCTCAAGGCGTTGACTTGGAGTTCCTTGAATAAGAATATCATTATTGTCTTTAGTGTTCCAGAGAACTCTATAAGCAACTGCTCCATCTTGAGTGAGAAAGGATGATTTGCTACCAAGTTCAACATGTAGCTGACCAGTTAAGTCTAGAGCTTTAATCCCGCCAGCTTGGGTGATAAATCCATCAGCAGTAGATAATTGATCGGCAGTCTTAGCTGATATTTTCTTAACACCATCTGAAGTGGTGAAATAAAGATTACCATTAGCTTCAATGTGTTTGATTCTAATGCCAGCTTCGGGTTCAGTGTAAGAACCAGCGAAAGTGCTCCACACCCCAGAGCCGTTGTCAAATATTAGTTTATCTTGGTAATGAGCAAGAATTCTCGCTCTATATGCTATGAGCTGCTTGGCTCTATCTGAAGACGATCCAAACGTATCGCCATAGACTTTAAATCCCCGTCTAGGCTCAATCACGTTGTCACGTCTGATTACAATATTAGCAGCTTTTCCTAGAGAACCATCTGGTAATTCTAGGTTGTTAGGAGAGGTAGTTAACCCTGCTGCTTTTAAATTGACAATACTTGGCATATATTATAACCTGCGTCTGCCGCGCATACCGCCGTAACGAAGTACAGATTTTCTAGCTAGAACCTTCTGCCCACTTCCTTCGACGCGATTATCTAATATAATACCTTGTCGTTGCTCCATTTCTTGAATTTTTTGATTACTAATACTAAGACCCGCTTGATCGCCTATAGAAGCTAATATACGGGCAGAAGTTCGTTCTGCCAATACGTTATGCAAATCGGTAGGAATTTGAGGGATAATACACTCCCCAGCTAAACAGATGTAATCTCCTACAACTAAATCAGTAGGAACATCACTAGAATTAAATGAAATAATAGAAGCTGAGATTCCGCCAGCAGGAATGGTAATATCCATTGCTCTAGTTCTATGGCCGGGTTTAGTCTGTAAGAAATCTATGACCGATCCATTTACAATGTTGGATGGGATACTAGCGAACTCAATTCCTTGGTCTGGATCTATAATTAACGACAAAGCATCGCTAGACACAAGCGTCAAGCTCAATGGTATGTACTTTATTGTTACAGTGTCAACGCTAGGAGAGCCGTTATCGGCTAACACAATCCCATTGTTACTGATAGCAGTCTTAAGGTTGGTTGCGGTGATAACTGAAGTAGCTCCAATTTCAAATTGATTTCCAGTCGGCGCTCCTGCAACAGCTTCAAAATCAATACCCTGTATAGTCAACTTGTCTCCAGGAAGGATGATAGCGTTGTCAACAGTAATATTTTTTGTAAAGTAGTTTATAGTTGCAGATCTAGTTTCTTCTACTAATAGATTAGGTCTTAAGAAGTAACTAAAAATCATGCTACCATTTGTTGCTGGAACACCGCTACCGGGAGTCAAGACTACATCATTTCCCTCTAGATAAAATCGCTTATAGGGTAGGTTTGAACCTGACACCCCTTGAAAGTAAGCTTTATCTTCAGGAAAAATACGAACCATTTCAAATATATTTTGACCATCAAACCAAAATACATCCCTTAATTTCAATCCGATTGCTCTCTCTGGGATAGGATAGCGAATTCGGTTTGGAGTCATGGGAACTGAAAGAGTAGTAACAAAGTATTCCTCATGATACAACATGACACTAGGAACTTGCGAAATTGTAAGTTCTTCGTTTAAGAAATCAATGATATCTTGAGCCGAAAACGTGTTTTGGCTAATAGGAAGAGAAATCTTCCGTTTAACAGCACTGATCAAGTCTGATGTTGTATACCAAGGAACAATCATTTATTACGCCTTTTCGGACATTTTTTTCTTCATTGCCATCAATTTTTGAAGTTTTCGTTCAAGTTCTTCTGATGACATTTCTTCGTCTTCGGAGTCTTCTTCAGCTTCTTCACGATCCCAGCCGCCAGCCATCAAATCGTCGCCAACTTGATTACCATCTTCAGCATCTTCGACCATTTCATCTTGTTCTTTAGAACTGATGATTTCTTTAGCTTTTTCTAAACCTTCTTCAAGTCCTTCTTTAGAGTCAGAAGCAACTGATACTTTTTTCATACCGTGAAGATTGTCAGTCATAGCATCTTCAGCCATTTTTTTCATATGACCTAGAACGCCTAGTTTTGCTTTTTTCTCAGCATCAGACATCTCTTTGCCTTTTTTCTTCGCCATCATTTCTTTCATTTTATCCATTTTATATTCTTTCTTATTTAATTAGATTGTGGATTAGTAGACCTAATATACTAATGGTTTGCACAATCATCAAACCCATTAAACCTTTTGGTAATTTTGATTCTATCATCTGAACAACATTTGATCCAGTTGAAACTTCTTTAATTTCAATCTCTTTAACAATAACTTGTTTTTCAATTTCTTTAATTTGAATTTCTTTAACTATAACAGGAACTTCTATTCTCACTATTTGGGTTTCTTTTATAATTACAGGTTTTTCAATTTCTTTAATTTCAATCTCTTTAACAATAACTTGAGTAGGAACTTCAACAACTTTAATCTCTTGTTGAGGAATCTCAGCTTTAATTGAAAGATTTTCTCCGCCAACTAAAATAACTCGTTGAGCATCATTTTCCTCATCAAATGTGTAAGTAGGAAGTTGCCCAGGATCAAGAGATGTGTATGAAATATTTTTAGCCATCTTATACCTGTGTTACCACTGCTCTAAAATCAATTTTGGTTTGAACGTGACCAGCAGTAGAAGCCTTACTGTAACGTACTTGTCCAGCAGAAGTAATGTCAAAAGTAACCAAGGAGTTATCACCAACGGATTGTGCGGACATTTCCCATATTGGACCAGATTTTTGGGAAGCTGTCAATCTAAAAGTTTCAGATAAATCGGATGTGGCGTCAATAAAAACAGACACCAAGGCATCAAACGACCTTACGGTAGCATTAGCAAAAGCTAATCCGGTTACGTTAGCATTAGCCACAACATCTGTAGCACTGGTAAAAGAGGTAAGACTAATGTCCCCAGTGGCAACTGTGGAGTTATCAATGGTAATGCTTCCAGAACCATTAGTAACACTAATTCCGGTACCCGCCGTGATAGGATTTAGTGTGTATCCCGTACCATTACCAATTAAAAGATTACCATTAGCAGCGGCGGAGCCGTCTAAGCCCGTACCACCGTTACCTACAGGAAGTATAGCAGTAACATCAGTAGTAAGATCGATATCACTGCTAATAACATTTTTAGATCCATCGAGTTTTAGAGGAGTTGATGCGGTTAATGCTGAAAGATTAACTGTACCGGAAAGAGTTTTATTACCATTAACGGTTTGAGTTCCTTCGGTCATTACGAAAGAAGCATCTGCTCCAGCTTCGGGAGCAGTGTATATCCTATTGGCAGCTAAATCAGCCACTCTAATAGTAGCGATTTCTGTCCCTGCTCCTTGATTTTGGATAGTAAGATCAGCTTTTAAGTTAACATTGCCGTTAAAGGTCTTATCGCCAGCAAAAGTTTGTGAACCAGTTGAGACATCACCAGTGTCAGTAGTGGACGCTAATGCTGATAAGAATACTTTAGTAGCTCCACCGGCTAGTGTTGCTCCATTAGTAATGAACCAATAATTGGAATAAGGGTCTAGTTTAGCCGAACCTGCCGGTCCGGTGAAGGTTCCGGTAATAGTGGTGTCAACAATTCCAGAAGGGTCTAAGTCTTGAGCAGCACTGTTTAGTGTTATACCAGCAAGAATATTACAACTGTCAATTAAAGAGTAGTTGTTAGCAGTAATTAACCCATCAAACTGCGATCTAGAAGCTAATTGCAATCTTAGGTTGTTGCTATTACCAAAGATACCTCTAAAACGTGAGTTTTTAACATAGGTATTTAAATTACCTACATAACCAGAAGTGGTTACATTACCAAAAACTTCACCTTCAAAGTAAAACTCAGAAGTAATCCCAATAGCACCTTGAATAACTAAATCTCCGCTAATACGGAATTTACTTAGATAAGATTCGTGGGTAGTCATGCCGTCTGTATTAGGGTTAATACTAGTAAAAGCAATGCCAGATCGGATACCGCCTATTGTGGCAGTACCGTTGTTATTAACTGTAATAGTTCTAGGAGTTCCGCCACTACCCCAGGATGTCCCGGTTAGTGTTCCAACTGCAACCGAACCAACGCAAACTACTATAATTCGTTTATTGTTGATCTCAATGGTGACATCTTCATCGTATGTGCCAGAAGGGACATATACGGTGTATACCTGTCTAGCATCGGTTGTATTAGTCGCAGATGGGATGCTAGTGAAGGCAGCTTGTAGGGTTGAATATGTCTCTATGACGCCATCTAGGGGCTTTACAACAGTAATGCTGTTAGGTTGCCATCTCTGATTGATCTGTGTCTGAAGAGAAGAAGAAACACCCGAAAGATAACCAAGTTCCGTATCTGTTACAGAAGAAGCGATGGGGATACCGTTAGCATCGGAGATTAGTGCTCTAGCTGCCGTAATGGCAGCGGCATCAATCATCACTCCAGTAGCGTCGTTGATGACAACTCGATTAGCCGAACCTGAAGCTAGTTTATCTCTAGCGATAGCTGCGCCTGATTTAATGTCAGCATTTTCTATATTAGAAAGGGTGTTTAAATCAGCATCAATTGTTTTATTTGTGAGAGTTTGGGTTGCATCTTCTAGTACAATGTCATCATTGCCCGCGCCAGGAGTTAGTGTAGCAATACCAGCAGTATTAGGGGCTTTAAAAGTCCAAGAGTTTCTATCTCCAGAAGTCTTGGCATATCCAGTAATAACTGCGTTTTCTTCAATCTCTAATCCAGTATTTGAAGCACTACCAGCTCCGCCGCCATCATTGATAGTAATGAGTTGGTCTGTAACATTAAGATTAGTTACATTGTTATTATTGACTGTACCATTAAAGTTAATTGTAGCAGATGCATTACCTAAGTTGATAATGGTCGCATTGCCAGTTCCGATAGCAAGGGTGGCTGCGGCTGTAGTATCGATCCCACCGTCTGTATATGAAACACCTGTTACAGTTAGATCATTACCAATGGAAGCATCGTTTGTAACAGATAAAGCAGTACCGGCGGCGGCGGCAGTAATAACACCGTTAAAAGTCTTATCTCCGCCGAAAGTTTGTGTTGTAGCGGATACACCACCTGGGTTAGTGGCATCGGCAGGTTGAAGGGTTAATTGAGTTTGAGTGACATTACCAGAGACATTAGAGGTTATTGAATAACCAGAAGCATTTGGAGTAGAACCAAAAGTTGCTGAAGTAAACCCTGTATCAATCCATTGTGAGGAGGTATTATCCCACACATAGACATGATCAGTACTTTTAACTACTCTAAGTTCACCGTCGATACCTAGAGCAGGTAAAGCAGCTTCGTTAGCAACTGGGTCACCGAAGTAAGGGGAAGCAGCGCCCGAACCCGTGACATCTAATTGCCCTGTTATTGGATTAAATACTAAACCCATTCATTCCTCTTAGTCTAAGCGTTCAACTGAATCTACATTGGAGCGAGCAGCATCGTCGTATTCTACTCTAAGTCTAATCAATAAATTGGCAAATTTTGTACTCACCGAACCCGAAGCGGTAGCGGCAGCGGTTAAAGTGATTTGATCTGGACCATCAATTGAGAGAATCTGCGTTAAAACTGGAACATTCACACTAAATACATACTGACCCACTTTAAGATCAACTTGTGCGTTAGTTAACCCAGTTACAACTGCCGATAGATTGGTGGTAGTAATATTCTGAGTTTTAACTATGTCTAATGAATAGAAATCGTCGATAGCTGGGGTAGTCTGTACAATATCTCTATAGACTTTATGACCAACTTTTAGAGCAGCGAAGCCTGAAGTACCGATAGTGCCATCGTTATTGTTAGCAGCTTTTTGGAGAACTTGTCCAAAATCTTTTTCACTTAACGGTTTTGAAGTTACATCTGACATGTTAGCCTTTACTCATTAACTTTTTAAGACGTTTAAATGTCGGCAAATTTGAATAAGCCATTTTTCCAGTGTTTTCTTTGGTGTACTCATCAGCTTTTAAAGGACTAAGACCGGGAGCTTTAATACCACCACTAGCCACGCCTTTCATAAATCTGAATTGTTTTTTAGAAACAGCAGGCATCTATTACCCTTTAAAATAATCAAAAACTTTATCAATCAAAGATAGTTTCTTTGGTTCATAATAGTCTGTTAAATTACCTTCTTTACCTAAAATCCAACTCTCATTGCCGCTACACTTAGCTAGTTTTAATTTTACATCTAAATCATAACAATTGTTTGTCACGATCCTTTGTCCATTTTTATAATCAGAGTGATTATAAACTTCACCAACTAAAACATTGTGAAATTTAACCCAATTTTTAAGAATAGGAGTTTTAAGTTTCATATCCATAAACAATCAATTGAGCTGCGGCTGTACCGATTAGGGTTGCTAAATATTTAGCCGCTGGAGCCTGAAAAAACACATTAACTACGTTTTTTGCTATAGAAGAGGATGAACTATTGTTACCGCTGTAAACAGCGACTTCGAAATTCGCATCACCACAAGGGTAAACTGGGCTAGTTGGACCAGATGCTGAATCTAATCCAACATCGGTATCACCATATAGTAAAGATGCATGTGTGAATATCGTTGTTGTGTTAGAATGCATATCAATAGCGTGAACTGTGAAAGTTTTTCCAGCAGTTACTTGATACCCAGATGAACTATTCATTTTTCTTAAAGTAGTATAACGGTTGCTGGTTGCAACCGCTCCACCCAAGATAATGAGATTAGTTAAATCAACTAGAGTAACTCCATTTACTGTTAGCGTTTCGATGTTCCCGATTGTACCGATTGGTTTTGCCATATATTACTCCTTAAACTGCTACTAATTTGCCGATGACAGTAAACGACAGCCCGCCACCGCCATCTGATTGCATAAACGGAAATAAATTTTGATCAAACACAATTGGAATTTCCCAAGAACACAGCGTAATTATGGACCCTGATGCCGTTGATGGAAGACTGTAGACATACCGCGAAGTGTATCCGCTTTGATACTTTGCACCTGTTGGAACCGTCGCATCAGCATCCGTAAACGAGGCGGTAGCTGTGCCAAATTGGAAGTTCACTTGAATGTCTAAACCTGGGTTTGTTGCTATCACTTTAACCGCGTGAAATTTAAAACCGTTAGGAACTTGGTAAGCTGTCCCGTCCCCAGACGCGCCATCTAGTTGATGTAGCCTGTAGAACTGATTATCGGTTCCTGAGTTAATTTGCGCATGTAAAGAAATAAATTCCCCAATTGCGCCCGTAGGAATAACAGTTGTTGATTTTATGTTTAAAGTTTGCGATGTACTAGTGACTAAATCTGCGCCACCAATACTCACTACATTACTTACATTACCTGAACCATTTGCCATAATTTATTCCTTTATCCTTTAAAATTTATTCTTCAATGGCTTCTAGTAAGTTACCAGTGCCATTATCAATGAAAGTTTTTCCGTTTGCTAACCAAATATCCCTGACTACAATACCATCAGCTCCACTGTTAAGAGTAATATCATCCGTCACTTTAACATCTTTTAAGCTGCTATAATCAGCGGAGCTTGTGAATGTTACTGTTCCAGAGATGATGCTACCATGTCCTAAACCATCAATTTTTAATTGTTTAGACACAGTGATATTTGCTGTATGAGTTCCTCTTAGGAAGGTGATTCGATCACCGTTACTAGCGGCAGTTTGAGCACTAGCAAAAGATGAGTAACCAGCAGCACCAGCTAAAACGTCTGCGGCAGATCCAACTGTAAATGGGTAGATTGCTGTAAATGCGCTAGTTCCAGTTCCAGCACCAATAACGAAATCAATCATTTCAACACTAAGCGAAGCGGGTGCTCCACCTGCAATAGAAAGAAGATCTACCGTTAAAATATCACCCGCAACTAGTGATAATGCTGCTGATAAGGATGAGCTAGACGATGCGGGAGCACTTGAAGCTGAAGCTATTGATGCTGTAGCAGAAGCTAGTAAAGATCCTGATCTATATTGATTCACTTGGATAGTCGTGCTACCTGAAGAACCTGAATCAATTAAGCTCATGGAAACTGATGTCAAGCTTTGTGTAGCTTGAACCATGTGTGAACCTTCAATGTTTGTATAAGGAATTAGAGCGTTCTCTAAGGTCCAACGAACTAGAAGGCTATTAGTTCCGCCAGCGCCAGAACCGATCTCAACTTCAGTACCACCAGCATTTAAGGTGTAAAGCTTATTATCAGCTTTAGCATAAATTTTTAATCGACCAGCAGCAGGATTAGTACCCGGGGTAGTAATCTCTAAAACATTTAATTCGGACTCTAAACGGATGTCACCAGTTCCATTTGGATCTAATGAAATGTTACCATTAGCGTTAGTTGATGAAATCGTATTACCATTAACATTGATATTATCAACATCAAGATCTGTATTGACTACTACAGTTCCGGTTCCATTAGGGGATAGGTTAATATCACCGTTGGTATCTAGGGAAGAAACTGTATTACCGTCAACTTTGATATTATCAATGGTGACTTCTGCTGCCACTTGAGTTTCAGCAATTAAAGGAGAAGAAGACGAACCGTTGTGAAATCTAATTTTATTATCAGAACTAAGGACTTCTACTTCACCTAAACTGTCTGCTGCGGAAGCAGACTTAGGTTTAATCCTAATTCCTTCAAAAAATTTAGTAAAATTTAAAGCCATTTAAATACTCCGATTAATTCTGTAATAGAGCCTGTGCTGAAACTGTAAGTCGTCCAACGTGGTTAGTCGTACCAATTTGAGTAGTGGTAAACTTAACCTGTCCAGTATCAGCTATGCTAAAAACAATCTCGCCATCACCAGCGAAGTTCTGTATCAATTCCCATTTACTTCCAATAGATCCATTGGGATTGTAAACAACGATAATGTTGCCACTTTCATATGCACTAGAGGTGGGGCTGTCGGCAGTGCGAAACAGGCTATAACGAATGAACGCAGCTCTCACGAAGGCTGTGGGGAAGTTTAAAGCCTGTATATCCACTGCGGTACCCGGGTTAGACGAGTCGATGTTAATAACCTGTGGCGACACGTCATAAGGACCCACAACGCCCGATAAGGCTTCGGATACAAGTGTGGCAAATTGTATGACGGCGGGTGCCCAATTTGGGTCGGCGGCTGAATCGGGGAAATCTATGATTGTACCGCTAATGGTGAGTTGTGGCATTCAGTTCCTTAGATTGAACAAAACTATATATAATAGTTGTTAACCACTAAGGAACTAATTGATATGATTGATTAATTAATCTTTAAAGATATCTTTAAGTTTTGTCTTTAATTTATAGGCTCTATATTCTTTAATAAAATCTTCTTTTCTGAGAGACTTCGAATTATATACCCAATATAAAGTAAAGGCGCTCGTTTTATAAACTCTGAATAATTGATCGTGTCCTTCTTTACTCCACCCACCATTGACAAAAATAGCGATATTGTCGCCAATATAAACACCTCTAGTCATTGAAGATGTCCTTTATTTTTTTAGAAAGCTTCAGTTTTAACCATTCACTTCTAAATTCATCTTCTGAGACATAGTGATAATCAATTTGGTATTCAGGTCCATGACATTCTTTTTCAGGAAAAATCGTTATCATAAATCTAGGAATGTCATTAGATTCGTAATTTGTGTCATATTCATCAATTGGAATTTCAATAGCAGTGGAACTGCATGCGTCATTTAATATCCATAACTTATAACCAAGGTATATTGTACTGTAAAGTTTATTTCTCATTAAATATATCTTTTAATTTCTTTTGTAGTTTGTATTTACGATATTCTTTAATGAAGATTTCTTTAGTCACTCGCCCGTCCCAACTGGGTCCAATAAAATAAGTCTTATTATAAGTGTAGTATCTAAATAAAATATGGTCCTTGGTAATGCCTACCATTGGTGATATTCCAATATTATCCCCGTAGATAATCTTATAATACCTATCCATTAAACGCCTTCTTTAGTTTAAGAGTTAGTTGATACTTAGCCCATTCCTCGTAAAATTGTTTTTCTGTTATGCTAGTTGTTGATCCTGGTAACCAGTGTACACGCCTCGGCGCAAAGCCACCACCCGCCAAAAATTTATTAAACATATCTTTGTTCATGTAGTCCGAATTCACAGGTTTAAAATTTGAAGAAATAGGTCTTAAAGCCCTAACTATAACATTTCCACATACGTAATACCCTATTCCGTGTGATTGTATCTTTTTAAATCCCAGCATTGTGCTCCAATAAAGTCCTTTTAATATATAGAAGACAAGAACTTAATTGTGTGTCCATTGAAGGATAATTAATGAGCATGTAGTCAATGTAAATAAGATATCGTTCGTCTGCAATGTAAACTTTATTACCCAATATGTCAAGTAGCTCTGGATAGCTTAATCCTTTTAAGTAATTTACCCATTCTAGACTAGTCACAATGAGATTATATCATAGGTAATGCAAAATGCAAACTATTTGTAATACCAGTGGTACCCTCGCGCTCCTACCCGATCTCCCTTGAGTACCCTATTAACTTCTTTGGGTTTAAATCCATCAGATTCAACATCTTTTAGGTGTTGATATTCCTTAATCTCCCCAGTAGTCATGTGTTTTCTTATGATAGGTTTAAGCCACGATTGTTTGAATGACCCTATAAGGTTAAGAGCTTCTTTTTTGTAGGACTCAGGGTCATCCGTGGTCTTATAGAACCAACAATAGTCTTGGCCTTTAGCTGATTCTTTATTTAGACAGTCGTAGATGGATCTAACTGAGAAACCAGCGCGACGAGCATCGTGTACTCTTTCGTAAAATTTAACATCTCCACTGTAAATGGATACTGATACTATTGGAACAGCTCTATGAGCGGACTCTTCCTTCATTCTCGTAATTCGGTGTTGTTTTTTAATCGGATCTTTCCAAGACTCTTTTACTTTATTAGAGATATATTCTCTTGGGATTGTGGGTCTAGCTGGGATACAATTATATCCTTTCTGAGTTGTGTACGCTTCGTAAAGTTCTATAAAATAATTTTCTTTTTCAATTAAACTGGTTCCGAATGGTACTTCGTAAATTAAAGTGAAAGTAAATTTATCAGCTCCATATTTATGGATAGCTTTATGTAAAGGTCTTTGAGATTTTTCATTAGACTCTAGTTGATGTCTTTTCCACCTATCGTAAGGATTTTGTAAAGATGTTGAACCGATGTAAATTCTAGTATTAACTGAATTTGTTATTTTATATATGTAACCGGGCATTATATTATCTCCTAGAGCTAGTATAACAAAAGAAAAGGCAGAAGTCAATCTGCCTTTTCCATTTGAATAATATTAAGCTAAGCGCTTATTATGAAGCGTTAACTACGTTACGGACGAGCACGTTATGGCCCGGTGCTGAGCAAAACAATGCTTGATCCGAGAAACAACGTAACTCGTATCCAGCAGAGTTTTCAAGATCTCGGAAGAACTCGTCGCCCTGACCAGGACGTTTGAACGTCAAGTCAGTTGAACCAATTCTGTACCAATCTTCAACAGCAACTAGGTAAGCATAACCTTCTTTAACGTGAATAGAAGGCTCAATTACGAGCGTTCCATTTTGCGAATGGAAAGTTAGCGACTTAGCGCCGTTTTGCATTGACTTCTCGCTGTACGACTGATCGTACATACGAAGAGCGGCTTGGTCATTCAAGAGGTTCGACCATGCTCGGTTATTAACCAAACATAGAAGTTCTCCGTCTTGACCTTTTTCTACAGCGCGAGCTGCTGCGTTTGTAAGTTTGTTAAAACTTAGTGCAGCAGAAGCAGCGTCGTAGGTGTTACCTTTGAAAAGGTTATAAGCACTGGTGTCAATACCGAACAAAGTACCAGACGTAATGCTGATAATTTTATGAATTCCTGCGAATTCATTTCCGTATGCGCCTTTGTGCCAGATAACGTCTTCTGAGTCAACAGTTACGACGACGCCAGGAACGGCTGAAGCTAGGGTAAGAGTACGAAGATCCATATCAACCGATTTAATGACTGCTTCACCGCGTGAAGTCAATCCGTCGTTTGAACGAATTTCGATAGGCATGTTCTCAGAACCTGCCCAAATACCGGGTGCCCATTCGGAAGTACGAATGGTTAGAACTGCGCCTGAAACAGCAGAGATACGACCGTATCCCATTTGTCCGTAGAGCATTTCGATTTCTAATTTCTTAGCCATCGAACGCAACATGTTAGCAACCAAGAATTTGGTTGCATCCATGAATGCTTTTTCTCCACCTTGTGCAGCTCTGCTTGCCGAAGAGTAACCAAGGATAGAACGAAGAACCAAAGGATTACCTTTGATTGTCGCATCTTTGATTACGCCTGCGACTGGAGCATTCAAGTTGAATGCATCTTCGTCGCTACCGGCAAAGGTTCGTTGCCGGAATGTTATCGCTAAAGCTTTTTATCTCTAGCTTCTTCTAGTTTCCTAGAAGGTCAGCATATCTTTTCATCCTATATATAGGAGCTGAAGTCTCGTGGCAGAATTATATTCTAGATTATTCTCTAGGTTCATCTGCTATGCGTTGCGCGTGTGAAAAATCTTTATTTTCTTCACTTCCGCTCTGATTAGCATCGAAAATATATTTAAAAGTGTATCCCTTACTGCTATTTCTTCCATAAGCTTTTTTGCAAATGGATACAACATTAGATGGGTTTAAACCGTAATTTAAACATTCTCTAACAGTTTGTAAAATAGTTATTTCTCCAGTTTTAATATTTGTCATTTCAATTGGGCGTCCACCTAATCCTCTAGCAATTTTAATTCTTTGCTCGGTAGATCGGACTTCCCCTCTTCGACAAAGGACGGGTTTTCCTTTTTTAGCTTCACTAATCTTTTTTCTTAATTCATCGGAACAAATTCCGTTTTGTTCGCCGCCAGCTCTATGATTATATCCATTCGGATGCATAGAGTTATTCGATTGAACAAATTGAACTTCCAATGAATTGAGTTCAGATATAGTGTCAGCAGTTGCAATTTCTTCCACGGTAAAGTTTTGTCTACCGTGTTTTTTAATAGCACTGCTAATATGCCTATTGCCACGTTTTTCATTACAATGATCTTCAAATCTATCATTAACAGAAGGTTTAGTTGTTTGACCAACATAGACCTTACCGTCTATCAGATTTGTGATTTTGTAAATTTTACCGTAGCTCATATTTTCGTTTTAGCCTTCCAAGTTTTTACTTCAGTACTTATTGTAACATTACTGTTACAAAGGGGCAACCTTTATTTTACCCCGTGTTCTAATCCCAAGATAACAGGCTGGTGATATAGATTTGATATTGTTACCGAAAAGCTGTTAAGGCTTTTCTTCTGCATATCGCTATGCAGTCCAGACTATATTTTCACCCAGAGTTTGGGTGGCGCGACCTCGCGGAGAAATTATATTCTAATTGTTAAAACAACTTAGTTTCATTCTCTAGTCGTTGCGGCTGGCCAAATTTTGATTTTTAGCCTTCACCTCGAATTGTCTCATTAACTACCAGGGATGTCAATGAGAGATTTTCGTTTTTTTCGCGCTTCCTAAGCTCTAGTTACCTAGAACTTCCGGCAATCATTTCACCGGGCTGTCGATCCTTAGGAGCGAACTTGATTTTGTTAAGTAATTTAACTCCATCTGGAATCAATTCTTTCAGCTTATCTGCATAAGCCTCTTTAAAGAGTCCATTCAGAGTTTGAATGTTATTTGAAGTACTAGACATTATTTATTTCCTTTCCTTATTCGGCTACAACGTATTCAACTTCAAGTGATGCATCTAAAGTATTTGCAGCAGTGAAGTCAACGGTTGAGTCGCAAGTGAGCATCATATTGCCCAAGCTTGTTAGTCCATCAGCATCGCCAAGAAATACTGGATGACTTACGCCATCAATACGACTAGCAATACGAGCAGACACCACTTTTGCAACAGCTTCGTTAGTTTTAACGAGGATGTTGAAGATACCTGTTGCATCAGCAGCAGCTACCGAATACGTGGCAGTTTCGCCAGAGGCTAAAGCGCCACTAGCAGTTGTGATTTGATCCGTATCCTGAGTTCTGATAAAGAGAACTGCGGGTTCGTCATTCGAAGTCGTTGACGTGCCTGCTGAACCCACTACCAAAAAAGGAATGGATAATTTTTGGACTTTAAGTTGCCGACTGGAAACTTGTGGGTCCTTTGCATTATAATTCATAGTTTTTATCCTTTGAATATTTGTTTGTGGTTATATCTAGCTTGCGCTAGACGTGTTGATTAGTGTCATTTAGGATATCTCTGCTCTGTCTTGCAGGTTACGGAGAGTCGTCACAACACATTGAAAGTCTTATATAAGTTGTTAATTTATCTTAATAATTAGATAAATCAATGACTTATATACCGAACATTTGTCTAATAGTTTTCTTTTCAGGAGCAGCCTCAGGCTTTTTAGGGCTAGATTGACCAACATCCTTAATTGCTGCCTTAACAGGGACAGGAGGAGCTTGCTTAGCTTTAGCTAGTTGCTTCTTACGAAGTTTACCAACTACATCCTTACCAATAATAGACTCAATAACGTCTTCAGGCATCACTGCAAACATTTCCTTAAGATCATTAGTCATTTCTTCACGAACCAAAGGAATGACATCTTCAGGAGTGACATCCAAACCATTTTGGACAGCCATACTCATGTATTCAGCAATCTTTTTAACAGTATAAGGAGTTTTAGGTAGGTCAGTTTTCTCTAAAGCATTAGTCATGAGTTGGTCATAACGCTCATATTCACGTTCTTGAAGACGTTCAAACTCTTTAGCGGACATTTCTTCTTTTTCACGCTTAGTTTGTTCTTTAAGTTCTCTAAGTTCATTCTCAAGCTTCTCTTTTTCAAGTTGTTCAGGAGATTTCCTAGAGTTTTCAATCTCTTCTTCAAGAATTTGAGCAGCGAATTTCTTAATATCGACACCAATTGAAGGGTCGCTCAAGATTTTCTTAGGGTTTTTCTTAAGTTCATCAATAAAAGAACGGACTTCTTTTTCTAATTGACCATACTCAGCCATACGCTTCTGGGAAGCTTTAGCTAATTGAGCTTGACGAGTTAGATATTCTCTAGCTTGAGAGTTATCTTCGTCAATTTCGAATGGTAGTTCTTCGTCGTATTCTTTACCATCGACTTTTAATTTTAATTTATTGAGTTTTTTCTTAATAGCAGCTTGAACTGCTTCAGGGGCAGCAGCTTGAGGAGAGCCATCAGCATTTAGTTGCTGAGAAGACTCAGAAGATTCACTATTTTCTAGATTTTGAGGGGCGGGAGCAGAATTATTTTGATTTTCCATATATTTTCCTTGATTCGTCCTTTAGAATAGGATAGAATAGGTTATATCGTCCTTTATTGGATAGATATTATATAATAAGTTGTTAATTATGTTAGAATTGATTGTAATATCGACAGTTATATTAGCGGCAATGAGCTACTTAATTATTACTGACCGCTCTTAAAGCGTTCAATAGCTTTTAAACGGGCTTCTTGCAAACCGGCTTTATTTCTTTGAGCAAAGTCTACTTCTCTACCGAGTTTATTAGTGGCACGTCTTACGTCGTCCATAGTCATACCCTTTTCACCCTTCATGGCTTGGTCTAGGACTTTATTTGCTTCAGCCATACCCTTACTGACCTTACTCTCTTCTTTCACGCCTTTAAGGGCTTTCTGGACAGCGGGAAGGGCTTTTGAAGCAGAGGAGTACGCTCGCACTGATCCTTTAGCCATACCCAATCCTTCGGCAACGGGGGCGTTTAAGGCTAGATCGGATACAAACTCTCCAGCTCCTTGTAAAGGGAATTCTTCTTGGCCTGGGGCGCGTAAAGGAGCACCCGATTCTTCAAGCATTTCATTAAATCGTCTTGAAACTTGACGACTAGAAGTTGGTTTATTAGACCAAGCGGCAGTTAATGGATTTTCTTTATTCATAGCAGCAACCGCAGCAGCTCGCATTGGGTTTCCACTAAATCTATCCATTTTATCATTAAGCATGGAGAATCTATTCTTAGGTTCTTCTTTAATTGGAGCTTGAGGGGGAGCTTCGGGAGCAGGAATTTCTTCCATAGGAGCCCCAGACCGTTGAGCAATCATGAGTTTTTCCATTTTATCAAGTTTAGCTTGATCCGAAGGACTCATTTCTTGAGATTCTCTTAATTGCTTTAATTGGTTGTAATCAATAGGCATAGCTATTTTTTCTTTCGTTTAGCATAAGCATCTTTTAGAAGAGCTTTAAGAGAAGTGAATGTGTTAGAAGTTGTTGCCATTTGGATTTCTTCTCATTCGTTCCAAAGCTTTCATTCTTGCTTGTTTTTCAAGTTCAATATCAGCAGAACCTAACTCAGTATTGGTAATTTTTTCTCGCGCAGTATCTCTAGCATCCAGCGTTGCGTCGCCAACAGCTTGAGTTGCTGATCCCCAAAGTGATCCAATTTTATCTGATGCTGCTTTTTTTGCCTTAATTACATCAAGCTTTAACTTATCAGCCGGAGTAAGTTGACCAGAAGCTTCTTGTTTTAGTAAAAAATCATAATAATCGTCTCTATTTTGCGCGTCGGCCATAGCTATATCCTTTTAATCGTTCTTTCAATTTACGAAATTTTTGTATATACGGATGATTAGTAAGTTTATCAGGGGTGATGTCTCTAGGGTCAAGATTATGACCCATATTATGCATGTATGCAGCTTTATCCATGTCGCCGCCTGCGCGTTCAAGGTTTCTATCCATAAACGGATTAATTACTTTTTCTTCTAAGTCAGGGTGAGATTCTAATAATTCTTTTAATTGACCTGAGTCCATACCTCTTAAAGGTTCTAACTCGGGATCTAGGGTGTCATTAACCGATCCCCTAGTTAAAGTTTCTTGAACTGTGTTAGGCATTAGACCATATCTACCAATAGCAGAGTCCCCTGAATGTATACCATTCTGAAGTTGCTTATGTTTAAAGTTTTTCCCACCGGAAGACTCTATCTGAGCAATCAACTGCTTAAATCGTTCTCGATCTTGTTTATTCTGATCCATTAAATACTCTTACTTGAAATATAACAATTTAATACACCTGTACTTGATGAGAATGTGTAAACTACTCTAATAAATTGGTAATGAGCGCCATTAGAATTGAGCAAATACTGACTAGCAGCTCCACCGGCAGCTTGGGTAGCTAGAACAAAGAAGTTAACACCATCATTAGATGCTTCAACTGTTAAGTTACCAACTGGAGTCCCAGTCCAAATAGCATGAACTGCATGGCCAGAAGTATTCCCAATATCAATAACTTCAGAAGTTCGCGTGGCAGACATTGCTACATCTGAAAACACTCGTTTATTTAAAACTAACATTGGTAGTAATGGCATTTTAATCTCTTATTTCTTAATTCTTTGTTTAATTTTGTAATCTCTGATCTCAGCACTTTCGCAAATTGCACCTAAAGTTTGTTCGGTACCAGGACTTACAGATCCACCTTTAATAACTTCACTAATTTTAGAACACAACTCGTTATCCAGTTGTAAAAGAACTTGATAAAAAGTCGAATTCTCTTTTACGCCAACCGAAGGGAGTTGTTGAAGTCTTTGAGCTACTTCTGAATGTAAACTTTGGTATTGAACTGCTTCTTCTCCGAGTAACCCAATAATTCGTTCAATAACTGAATCGTAATCACCTTCAACAGTAGAGTAAACTTCACCAAAAAACTCATGATCAGAATGGAATGGAGTTCTTCCGCAGAAATTGTGTGCCCCATGCGCAAATAACTGAATTAATCGTAACTGCTTTAAAATTTCTCTCATGTTAATGTCCCAGTCTCAATGCTACACTTAAAATAATATTAACCACCACGCTAAAACCGAAAAGCATTTTATACAGTTTAGCTTTTTTTACATGGCTATTATATTTGATAGGTCTATCTACCGAACGGCTATCCATGAATTTAATTTTTGCCATATTATTGCCTTATAACCTTCTCAGTTGCTTCAGCAATTAATAATTTTCTTCTAAGTTTAAAATAACTATCAAAAATACCAATTTGATTTAAGTAAACTCGGTTTTTATATGTTTTACCAAAACTAACTATGGTGGCTTCAACCATTAGTGTCGGATCGCCATCTAATATGACCCCAAGTGTAGCTTCAGGGATACTTACATACCAATAATTATTAAGTTGTAGCACTCCCGCAGCAGTATAAAGAGGAGTTTCTATCCAATTTGGTTGATCAACTCTAAAGATACTAAAAGAACAAGACGCGGCAGATAAAACTGAAGAGTTATTCTTCATTAAATAACCGACTAATCTAAAATCTGAAAATGTGGTAGTGTCAAACTCGCCACCAATAAATACGGTATTAATAGTAGGTTCTCCTAATGTCATTATAGTCTGGACATCATCGCCTTCGTGTAAAATTACGCTATTTTGGGTAGTTAATTTTAAAAATTGACAATCTTCATCAATTGTCATTGCTTTAATTTTAAATCCCAAGTGTTAATCCTCTGTAACTTGTTCTTAATTCTCCATCAATCGTGATACTGATTCTAATAGTGTAATGTGTTAAGTCAAGTAATGGAGATAGAACTGGAGTAATAATAAACCTTCCGTTACCATCTGCGGCTATTCCAGACTGTGTTAAACCAACAACTGGAGTTCCAGATGAGTCGTATACAGTGTAGCTAGCCGTACCTAAGCCCGACGAGGCTGCCATATCGTCTACAGATCCCCATAGAGTACCTTGAAATTGATTAGTGGTGCTAATACTAAACACGCCATGACATTTATATACAACGGATTTTTGAATTAAAGGAACGTAAGCAATTCTATTGGCAGAATCAGCATTAATTGTCACTCTAATTAAATAATGATCAAGTGTATTAGACAATGTTGATGCTACTGGAGTAATTTTATACTGACCATTAGCATCGGCGGTTATACCCGACTCTGACATTCCGCCAACCAAAGCTCCAGTTTTATCGTAAATAACATAACTAGCTGTTCCAAGACCAGTTGTCATGTTATTAGCATTTTTACTAATCCAAATAGTTCCTTGTAATTGATCGGAACTATTAATAGTAAAAGCACCTTTTGGTTCGTAAATAGCCGCACCTTCGGCTACGCCGGTTGAAGTGTCGCTTAAAGAAACCGTATTAGAGTCCCTATTACCAACACCATCAACGGCTCTTACTCCAACATAATAAAGTGTATCTAAAGATAAATAAGATCCGTCTGCTAACTGAAAAACAGACGCAGATGTTCCAGTCACAATTTCAGCTATATTAGCTAAAGAAAAAAGACCCGTATTGGTGTAAGCTTGAACGTAAACCTCATAACGAATAGGAGTACTAGCATCTGTGGCCACTGACCATGTAGGAAGCAGTTGACCCATTGAACCCATCCCTAACCCTGATATACCAGAGAAAGTTGGAGGTGTCAAGTCAGTAATACATGCTTGACTGGATGCTTGGTATACGTTATTGTATACTAACTGATCGGGCATATTAATATTCTCTTACTGAAGGTCTAATATCGACTCCAGGAGGGGAAGTAAAGTTATAACGAATTAAGGTTCCGACTGTGTTTGGTATGACTCCCAATGGTAACCAACTTACTCCGTTGTTAGTAGAGTATTCAAAGTTTGCAGCATTTGACACTGTGTTATGATCAATTAACAACACATTAGTTAAATCGTATGCTCTAAAATAAATAGTTGGAACAACTGATGTATATAGACTTTTCAGTCTGAATGCGCATCTAGTCGGAGATCCTGAGTCGGAATTATCTTTAGAATATTCCCAATTATCCGATATTTCATTTAATGGTGTTACTTGAAGCATTAATTGTCGAAGCTGTGCTGGGGTTGAGGCATCAAAATTAAAAATGTCAAACAGACATTTAATTTGCATTTGAGTTCCGCTAGAAAAAGCATTTGGACTTTCGTTTAGTCTTTCTGCGGTTGGAAAACTAGTCCATCCACCAGTAGCAGAACCAAATCCTGATGTTCTATAATAAAACTGTAGTGTTCCAGTTTTTTCAAATAACGCTTCAATTGAAGATATTGCTTCTAGCCTTGCTGAATCTAATGTAAAAACTGGTGATATTACATACGAGTAATCAAATTCCGAGTCACTTCTAAAATCCATTACAAAAACTCCGCGTTGACCCACGGTGTTCCCGATTATAAACAACCACCCGAGTTGTTCTTCTAAGTTAGTAACAGACAACGCGTTAAAATTAACTGTTTCCATACTAGTACCTTCTAGGTACATATTAGAAACTCCGCCCGCTACTTGGCTAATTTGATTATTAACAAATTGTTTTGAAATTATAATACTTGTTGCGGTTTGAAATACATACCTATCAACAGTTTGAGAATATTGAAAATTAATATTTGAAGGTGAAACTATTTGATTGGAAGTTCCCAACAAATTCACTGTCTGAAGACTCGGCCAAGTAACAGCGGCAGCAGTTAATTCTGATACTCTTCCTGTGTAAAGTTGACTAGAGGTTGAAAAACAAATACAAGGAAACCCAGAATTAGCTCCACTTTGAGGGGTAGAATATTGTTCTGAATTAGTTTGTAATAATGTACCAACTAGAGCAGGTAGGTTTCCAGTTGTAACGTAAGTCATTGTGTTGGATGCACCAAATGCGCGTCTTACAGTATGTACACCACTTTGAACACCAGTAGTCGTAATCGATGCTCCGCCGCTTGTTGCTGAAAGTTCAAACGTGTTTGCGGTGACGTTCCTAGCAAAATAAACAGTTTGAGTTACAGCGTTTGATGCTGTTAATCCTGTTGGTAAAGCGCCAGTGGTGTATAAAGCGATCGGATCGTTGTTAGAATAACCGTGAGCAGTTGCAGTAACGACACCAGGGGCGGCAATTGTTATTGTAAATGTTTGACCGGGGGCATCGGGGGAAGTAGAATAATCAAAAGTATGAAATTGATGCGTAGCTGCAACACCATTATGAAGATAAATTTTAGTGTTTGCTGTATCTAATGATAGTCCAGCAGCAACAGTCATTACGTGTGATACACCTTGTGCTGCTGGATTTTGAAGAAAATAAACAGCTTTTTGGTTAGATCCAGTTGCCATTGGTATAGTTGGGAACCCTACTGGAACAAAGTCAGTAGCGGACAAGCCGTTAATCATAAATACACCGCCATTGATCAACACGCTACCAGTAGTGGCAAGAAAAATTCTTATATTTGACGGGTTTGAATCGTCTACTTTAAATCCTCTTATTGTGTGTGTGGTGGCCGCAGTATTTGGCATGTTGAAAAGAATTCTTCCAACGTGAGCGTATGCTCCAGTTGTAAGGTTAAATGTGTACATGACAATAGTTCCAACGCCTGCTGAAATAGCTGTCGGAATAAACATCCTTCCGTTAGTGGTAACAGTTATGGGGCCAACGGGAACTGCCGTAGTAGGAGCTGTATCCGAAAAAACATCAATAAAACGGGTTAATTGAGGGCCTAAACCGTCCTCTCCAGACAATAAAGTTTTTTGAAAAGCTCTTCCACCTAAAGAAGTTTTAGTTTGATCATAGGTACCAGTGACATCGGCTAATAAATCTATATCTATATTTTTCATATTAAGTTAAATCTTCTTCTGTGGCGTCTGGCTCTCTACAATAATTATTTAAAATTAATTCTGGAGAAATACATATAAGTTCGTATAAATTAATTTCACGATTAAACATTTTAACAAAAATATTATTAGATTCAAAATGATGAACCTGAAAACTAGATCCCCATATAGGATCTTGTTGTATTTGATGATCTAAATCAACGAAATCATTGACATAAATTCTTCTAGGTAAACCATTTGCATCTCTAATACGCACCATTTGGGATGCATCTCTATCTAAATCTGAATTAGGAGAATAAATTCCATACTCTAATCCCTCTTCCATTTTACACAATACTCCAATTAGTTGAATCTAATCGATATTGCGTACCAACTAACGTGTATGTAAAAATTTTTCTAGCCGTATTTCCTGAAATAGTTGCGCTGGTGTAATCTATTTGAGTTATTCGTTCTTGCTTTGTACCAAAGTTTGCCCACGTAATGGCTTCTTGAACATCGTGAGTAGTTAAAATTTGTTGTTTTAAATTATTAACAAAAGCTCTTTTAACACCAGCAGTTAACCCATTTTCAGAACCAATATTTAAAACACTGGACGGTGTTGCTGTGGTCCCGTCAATGGTAACCGTAATAGGGCTAATGACATTTACATCTAACCCTTGTTTACCAGAAACATTGGTAGATGTAATTAAATTAACACCGTCACCAATTCTAATACTGTCGTCAGTTTGAGAAATATCAATGAGTACATCACTGATAATGTTAACATCTAATCCGTTTTTAGGACCAACGGTTGTTATAGTCGCATCGATAGACCCATCGGTGATTTTAACTTCACCAATTGAAGCAGTGACAGTAGCATCGACCCTCAATCTGTCGGTTGCTTCGTCGTAAGATTGAACTATAGCTTGGTTAGCACTTAATTGGCTGTATGGAGCATTAGGACCAGGCATTTTTTCTCCTATTTAAGTTGTTAAATTAGGATTTTATTTAATATTATCTCTGTCTTACATTACCCATAGCAGATGCTTGTAGTTCAGGGTTAGCTAACATCGAAGCATCCACCTGGGGTATGTTTGGAAGTCTTTGACTTTCAACTCCCGGACCCTGCATTTGGTCTGGGTTTGCGATAATTCCATTAGGTTGAGCCATCATCTCAGCATTTTGGCTATTTTGTTGGGATTGCTGAGAAGGCGCGCCTTGTGGACCCCCTTGTGGAGCGCCAGGTTGACCCTGTGGAGCGCCTTGTTGCTGCTGTTGACCCTGTAGGGGTTGTTCACCGAGCATTCCTAGAAGCTCAGGATCGGTGTTTCTTAAGTAATCAATGTGTTGTTGAATATGGTTAAGAACATTTTTAACAAGTTCAGGGTTTTTTCTTAGATCTGGATCAGCTATGACGCCTTTGTGTTCGATAATATGCTGTTTATGAGAGTCAATAAGGGCAGCTTGAACTGCTTCACCCTCTAACAGCTGCTCATTTTCCGATTTAATCAATAGAAGGTCAGAAGTATCTCCTTCAAACATAGCGTCTAATCTTCCTGTGTTCAATACTTGAAGATATTGCTGAGGATTTTTAATTAGATTCATTTGTAGGAGCTGTTCGGCCATCTGAACACGTCCCGCTGTACTTCTCGCTAAGGGGTTCCCCATGTCAACTACAACACGGTTAATGGCAGAGATCTTATCTCCGGTAAACTCTTTTAAAAGAGGTCGATTATGTTTACCGACCAACGCGATAACCTTAGGAGTCATTGCATAGTCTTTAAGAATGTTAATAACGCCAGTCCCACAGTCTTCGATAAGCTTTACATAGCTTTGTTGTAGACCAGACATGAACTGGAGGGCTTGAGACTGAACAAGAGCTAGAGCTGCGCCGGATTTCAATGAAGCTTCTGGATTTCCTCTAGCCACAGAGTTAACTCCAGAGATAGTTTCAGCGGATTGAATCAATACTTCTAGGAATTTGAATACCTCAGCAGGGGTTTGAGCCAACTGTAGAGGTTCAGGCTTAACATTACCTTCAATAATGTTCATTCCTTCGGATAATTGAGAAATAGCAATGTCTGCATTCTTAGGAACGAAGAGACTTTGAACACCAAAGGCATTTTGGTTAGTCATGATGGTACTATAAAGAGCATTAATACACTCTTGGATAGGGAACACGTCAAACATTGGGCTATAACCATAGGGAGTTCCCATGATATCGCTAGGAGCAATACGATAAATTGGAATTCCTCTATACGGAAGCTTAGTGTCGATTAAGTTTGTTCCAGAATCGACGAATAACATGTACCGACCTTCAGGCATGGCGTCAGTTCTTTTGTGATAGAACTCGAAAACAGCAACATCATCAGTATCGTCATTAGAAAAGTTAGACAATCTATAAACAGAGCTGACGTTTTTAGGTGGAATTGCTCTAATTGCACTTTCGTGCTCGGGATACTTCGCGATTAGATCAAATCGGTTTTTAAAGCTTCTAACTAGCATCCATTCATGGTTCCAAGACTCTTTAGTGCCATCAACAACCACATCGTATGGAGATAAATTAGAGAATTCAACTTCCCCTTCTTTAATTACTTCACCAGTTTCATCATCAATGTCGTATTCGTCGCCAGCGGTGGCGTTCCACTCCATTTTAATAAACCCAGCGCCAAGAACAATCGACATTTCACAAGCAGCTTTGATAGAAGCTTCTAGTCCCTTCTCACGCATGTAATAATCAAGGATGCCGTTAGCTAAATATGTCTGAGCATACGATTTATAATCAGTATTAATGGCTCTTGCCTCCATTACAGGACGATTAGCTGTAATCATCACATAAATGTGTTGCGCTAAGTTCCTAAAATGATTGACAGGAAAGGATACTAACTCTCCTTCTTCACCTGTGTAACCAACTGAGTGACCATATCCGGCGTCACCAGCGTAGTCACCGTGGTAAGCTCTCCACATTCTGCTAAGTTTTTCTAGATAGTGATTAGCTTCCATAAGATTGTAGAAGCTTTTAGACTTATCTAATAAAACTGCTGCGGTTTTATTTGGGTCTTCATATGAAGCAAAGTATTGCTTAGATTGAGCCGGGGTGCTGTACTGCATATTATTTTCTTTTCCTTATATTGAAAATTTTATTATAAATTTCAACAGAATTTTCGCCTACTCGGTTAAAGGCATCTTTATTACGAACGTATAAATCTTGTTTATTGTACCCGTACATGGCTGGGTAAGGGTTTTTTTTAAACTGAACTTGTCTAATTAGGTATTTACCCGCATCTAAAGCATCGTAATGCCCATCATCAGGGGAACGCATGAGCTTCCCGCTCTTTCTATCGCGTTTACCGTTCTTTAAATGTCGGATGAAGGTTTCACAACGAGGGTTTATAATGATTTTTTGATTTGAAAGCTTTACTCTAAAGTCGTTGAAGGCGGCATCATTGTCGTCTTTCTTAGCCGCATCAAAAAAGAGTCGGCCATCAGACACTCTCTGTAATTCAGAGGTTACAATGTAGTTAATGTCACTTACCCTATTTGGGGTTCTTAGTTCACCTGTCAAAACATTAGTCCAAAGGTCTGCTTCTTTTTTAAGAATGTCTGCTGCTAGATTAGGAAGCTTTAAATCGATTCCTTTTACAACAATTTCATCTTCAATAACTACTTTATCAGATCTAAAATCGTAATATCCAAATAAAACAACGGTAAGATCCTTATATCCAAGATCCATAGAAACATACGAATCAAAATGAGGAGGTTTTGGCCAATCTTTTACAATTAGTTTCTGTAAATCTTCATTAAATTCTGGAAAGACTACACTTTCTTCATCTCTAATAACTTCACAGAGATATTCACGTCGAAATTTAGGTGCTGTTACCCCACCCATCTCACGGATAATACGATCTACTTGTTCTTTACTTAAAAGAGGATTATCAAAGATAGTTTTTTTAGTTAAAGTTCCATTAAGATCAGCTTCTTCAATAAATTTATTAAAATCGTGATCGGGATCGGAATGCGGGGTAGAAGCTAAAACAATTTTACCATTAGTGTGAGTAGTAGTTGGTAATAAAACTGATTTAACAACGTCTTCAAGCTTATCACAGAAACCTGCTTCATCTACCAGCACTAAGTGAGACTTCTGACCCCTTAGACGCTCGTAGTGCCCGCCATCTGATCCGGCTAATTGAATCTGACTACCATTACTGAAGTAATAAGTAAACTTACTTTCATTGTATTTTGGTTTTAAGTCATCAGGACAGTCAGCCATTACTTCATCAAAGAGTTTTTCAAAGATTGAACGAACGTGAAGCTTAGTATCAGTCATTAATTTAATAATACTGTCTGGGTGACGGATAGCTTGTTCTAAAGCTAGGATAGAAAGTAAGTAGGACTTGCCTGTCTGGCGAGCTAGGAGCCAAACTAACGTGCTATTCCCAGGAGATGAATAAAATAAATCATACATCTCTGCTTGAACTTTATGGCATTTGAATTTAAGAATTCCTCGTCGCCACAGTTCAGCAATAGCTTGTTCTTTATTTATTTTTAGTGTCTGGGTTTTCATTAGTTAGAGCCAACAACTCGACATCTGATAGTTTTTGAGCTTCAACTCTAATAGTTTTAGGTTTATTTTGAAGCTGTAATAGAATTTTAGAGTAAATTTCAACTTTCCTTGATTCTTCTAAGGTCAATTCGCGTTCAATTGAAACATCGCGCAACTTTTGTAGTTGCATTCGACAAATTGACTCTTCATCTGAAGATAAGAACATTTCAGTTAAAGGTTCTGACTGTTCTTTAACCAATAAAGGAGAAGTTTTGGATAATAGATCTTCTAAATGTTTATTTTTTGTCTCTAAAGACACTAATTGTTTACTAATAGACAATATAGTAGCTTGTTGTGCAGTGCAAAACTCTAAAAGAGCAGCGTAGTCAGCAAAGTCTTTACTAATTTCATTAATATTCATAATTAAGAGAAAACCGATTTTAGTTTTTTCAACATTTTTTGTTCTAATCGAATAGATCTGATTAGTTTTTCAAGTTCATCAGTTTTTTTGTGATGAAAAGTTATTGGTTCTCCTCTAAAAAGAAGAGTTAAATAAATTAATTTTTTAGTTATCTTGCTTCTAACTAAAGTTTTAGAATTAATATCTTCATCTTTAATTAAAGGAATTTTTAACCAAGGGGTTAGATCAAAAGTTCCCATTATTTAGCTACTCTGAAAGATTGTCCTAGCTTAATAGCTCCAATTGAACCTTTTAGAGCATCTAATTCTTCAAATCTTTTTTGAATGTCGGTATTTTGAAGATCAATTTTATCTTTAAGTTGTTTAAGTTCTTGATTTTCTTCAATTTTTAACATTCGATAGCTAAGAACGGATAGACAAACCAAAGCGGAAACATCTATAACTGATGATTCTTTAAGGAGAATTTTTAAAGCGAATGCCAATAGAATGCTCAGCGGAAGAAATTTTACTAATTTTTCCATATTAACCTCTTTTAAAATGTAAAGCCGTTAACGTAAGCCACTTTATTTATGTATTGCCTTAAAAAAGGCTGTTGGCATTGTAAAAACCGCTATAAGATAAGTTGTTAAATCGAAATTAACAACTATAAGTATATGAAACAAGATGATAAATTTTACTACTGGGATAAAAAAGAGATTGTTTATTTATCTAAACACTTCAGAACTAAAGAGTTTACATGTAGTTGTAAATATCCAGATTGCAAGGATCAGAAGATTTCTAAAGAATTAGTGGATAAACTTGAGTTTGTGCGCGAAGGAATCAATACAGCAATTGAAATCACTTCAGGGTACCGTTGCGCTAAGCATCAAAAAGATCTTCAGGAGAGCGGTTTACAGACTGCTAAAGGGCAATCTTCGCATGAGCTAGGAATTGCCGCAGACATAAGAGCACCATCGTTAAGAGTAGTGGAGTTACTACCATTTCTTGACCATAGTTTTGATAATGTTGGAATTGCTGCCAGGTTTGCTCATGTTGACATGCGACCAAAAAAACCAGATGGCTCTAAACGTCGCTGGTATTATAAGTAACCCGCATTAGCGCCGCGCCCTTTTCGATTTACTCGAAATACAACGAACCGAAACCCAGCCGTTGAAACGGTCAAAAACAAAGTCTCCACCGCGCCCATCGAAGATGTAGGCGTAATAGGAGTAGTCGGGGTGAACTGACGAAGACCAGAACCACTTATTATTAAAATTAGGTAATACAAATCTAATTTCATGCTTCTCTGCTTCTTCCCATTCTTCTTTAGTAGGCAATCGTTTATCATCAGTGTTAAATAGTTCAATAGCTTTATAATGATCCATTGACTTGTCTTCGACATCATACCAAACTAGTCCAGTCTTCATATCCATCCACTTTTCTTTATTACCGTCATAGTACTCAATAAATTTCCATTGGTGACCGGAGACAGACTGAACTAATGTGTTAGGTTCTAGTTTAATCATTGAACATTCTCTTTAACTTAGTTTCTAATTTCTTTTTAGATTGAATTTTCCTGTAATTAGAAATATCTACCCAATACATAGCATTGGTTGGATCTGCCCATCTAATAGATTCTTCTTTACTTAAAAAGAAACATTCTTTGCCGGGGGTTGGTTTGTTCCAATATTCATAGTATAAAGAATGATTTTGACCAAATAGATCGTCTTTTTTATACCCGTAACAAACTACAACATTACCAACTGCATATATTTTATGTCCACAATGATAAAAGAATTTAATCATTAAAGCTATCCCTTAGCTTATTTTCTAATCTCCACTTTTTAATTAACTCAATAGCTTCTTCTCTAGAAATTCTATTGTTCTCTATAGAAGTAATCCATCTTTCGCCCAAATCGTTATCCCATCTTCTGTACGTGGCACAATCACCTGGATTTGTACTAAACAATGGGTGGAAATCGATAAACACAGTAATCATATCCTTATTATTTGGTCCGTATACCGGAACTAAAGACGACGCGGCCAGTACATACTCAACAAATCCAACTTTAATTCTTGGATAAGGAGATTTACTCACTGTCTTCCCAGTCGAAAACAACCATTCCATTAAAAATGCTATCAGGATTGGCAGCCTTATAACGATAAGGTTCAGGTAACATGCCCATCTCCTCGGCTTCATGTAAAAGTGACGCAGCTATGTAGTCCATGGGTGGATAAATTACTTCATTAGTAAGCGGATCTACTGAGGATATTTGCTCAAGTCTTTTAACTAATCTATCAATCATCTCACTTTTTTTCATTGAACGTGTCTTCCATCTTCATGTGTAATAGTTCTTTTTTACACTGTTCTTTAATATAATTATCAATTGCGCTAAGTTCATCTAACATTACTTTAGTATAGTCGCTAAACCCTACGTGCTGGTCCTTACCGTTTTCGTCAAAGAAAGTGTAATAAGTTAACCCAAACCCAGTAGATTTTTTTATTACAAAATTTAAACATTTAAGATTGTTGTCTGTTAGAAATGCTTTAAACGACTCTAAATACATCACTTCACCTTTTTATACAATTTTCTCATACTAAAATCAATAGGTAAAGCATTTTCTTTTTCTATTTTAAAATAATCTTCAAGTGTTAATTTTAATTCACAATTAATCTTGTCGTGAACAGTTCCAAGTCCAATAATCCTATCCCTGGTATGGTTCTTTAGATCATCGGTTTGAGCTTTGTGGTACACTTGATCCAATGCTGTTATTTGTTGTTGTAAAACTAGAGCTTTATGCACGTTATTAACTATTGATTGTTTTAAATTCACTATGTCAGTCATTGAACACCTTTTTCATCTTTAGTTTAAGTTGCTCTTTACCTAGTTCAGATACGAGTTCTTTGCTACTCATAAGGAAAGGAACCTCCCAATTGTATTCTTTTTTACCTTTTTTGAAGATAATCAACTCGGTTACTTCCGAGTATAACCCAGGATTGAAAAACTGATAAGCACCCAGGAAATGTTTATAGGTTAACTTATTCTCTTCCATAAAGTCTTGTAGTTCTTGGTATGTAGATGCCATAGTTGGTTCCTTGGGTACTGAAAAGGTTTTGGTTGTATGATTAGTCACTGAATACATTTTTTATTTTCAATTTTAATTGTTCTTTTTGAATATAATCAATTATAGTAAGACAATGCTCTTTTGGGGCGCAGATTAAAATTAAAGAGTTGTTTTCTTGTCTCTTAAATGATAAACCAAAGTCTGATTCTTCGTAATTGACACTATCAAATTTATCAATTGATATATTAAAACCTTTAATTAATATTCTAAAAGCGTCAAAATGGGTTATTATATTTGGAATAGTATAGATATGATTAAACAACATCGAATATCCTTTTCATTTTCTTTTTAAGCTCTTCTCTAATTTGTTCCTCTTTAACAATCTTTAAAGTTTCTTCACCAGAAAACAAATGTAATATTCTACGTGCATAACCTTTAACTGTCAGCTCACACTCGGATTCTTCAAGTGAATCAACGGCAATAATACTCTCAAAAGTAAGTCCATTGTCCTCTAACCATACTCTAAGTACCGTTTTATTTTCTAGTGTATCCATAGAATAAATTTAATTCCTCTATCTTCTTTTTGATTTCATCAGTCATGCCATATTCTTGTGCTAAGTAATTACATATAACAATTAATGGTACACCAGTTCCTAGAGCCATCTTGTTAAGAAGATCATTAAAATCAGAATTAGGATTATGGGTTTTAATAATCTTAATTCTTTCAAAAGTATTCTTATAGTTCTCCATCTTATACATTATATATCACATACTCCAGAAATACAATCATCAATATGAGCGGCTTCTGCTTTATAAAGCTCGTTAAATCTTTTTTTGGCTTCATCTAATGAATGAGCAACTAGCGGAGGCTCATGAGTCTTACCATATTCATCGATATAACCCCTGGTCCCTTCTCTATAAAAAGTTGTTCCTTTAAGGTGGGGAAGATACTCAAGCCACAGCTCTTCCATCTCATCCATAGAAGCATTATTAGGGATGTTAATGGTCTTAGATACTGAAGAATCGACATGTCTTTGGACAGTCTTCTGCACTTCCAAATGATCTTTAATTGAAAGCTCATAAGAACTAATAAAATGATCAACATTCTTACCATCTTTCATAAACTGCTCAAAGATTGGATGTAATAACTTCTGCACTTTACGTTCGTCGCCCTCCCAATACCTACGGTCATAGGCGGCAGCGAAGGCAGGCTCGATCCCCGATGAGCAATTACCCGAAAGAATCGACACAGTTCCAACCGGAGCAACTGTGAGTAATGTACAATTTCTAATTCCATGTTCTTTAACTAGAGAACGAATTTTATTTGGCATTCTTTTCATAAATCCCGATTCGATAAATTTATCTGGTTGACAAAGAGGAAAGGGACCTTTCTCAATTGCAAGCATCACTGAAGCTTCGTATGCTGCTTTGGAAATAAATCTATAGAGTTTATCAATAAATTTATTAGCTTCTTCTGATCCATATCTAAGCCCTAGAAGCATGAGGCAATCGGCTAATCCAGTTGTTCCCAACGCGATTCGTCTAAGGTTATGGGACACTTCCTTCATTTCTGGGAGAGGATAATGATTAACGGTGAGAACATTATCTAAAAATCTAACGGATGTTCTAATAGTTTCACCCAATAAAGCATAGTCAATTTGATTATCATTGATAAATCGAGGAAGAACTAGATGACCTAAATCGCAAGATTCATATGTTGTAAGAGGCAATTCACCGCATTGCCCCGTAATAACTCCATTAAAAATACCCATATGTTTTTTTGGTTCAGTAAAACAATACACTGTATCAGCAACACCAGAATCGGTAATATCCGTAACGGTTATAAATTGGCTAGCATCCCGTTGGGGAGTTTTGTCGAAGGACATTCTTTCGCAAGATAACCCGAGATCTTTGAGTTTTTGCATTTGAACTGCTCCTAAACACACCCTATAACAATCTTTACATAAGTAATCCTTAGACCCCCCGTGTCCATCGGGCATAGATCTATATCCAGCCTTGTTTGCTACAACAACCTTACTTTGAACACCTAAAGTTGAAAGTAATTTTTGTGTGTTCAATAAAAAATCTCTATCAATGGATGCTAACTGAAGACCACCTTCCTTTAATTCGGTGCCATCCCCGTCAAATAGTCCAGAGAGCCAATCTAATTTAGACTTTAAATCATAATCCAAAGGAACAAAATTTTTAGAAAATAAATCGTGCTTATGAGAAAATCTTGCTAATTTTCCATTAGGATTATATGATATTTTTCCTTCGTCATTTAATAATCTTGAAATACATTTGAATTTGGGTTCATAAACTTGAAACCATCTATAGCCCTCCATTCCTTCAGCAGAATAGAACCCTTGAAGATACGCAGTTTTAAGCATTTTCCCATGCTCAATAATAGGAAAATCATGTTTAATTAATTTCATCCCAGGAAGTAGGTCCCTGGCTTCGACTATTTTTGATTCTCCCGAGTATCCCTGAGCTATATGAAATTTATGATAATCTGTACAAGTTAGGGTTCTACCGTCGCTAAATGTAATGGTAACAATTGATTGATTTTTTCCAGTGACACGAGGGGTGACTCTACTCCATTCAACCCCATTCCAGACTTCAATTGATTGATCGATTAATTCATCGATTCTAATGTAACCATCTCTAGTTAAAATTTCGGTTTCCCCGATAACACAAGGATTAGTCGTAACTAGTTGTTTTGTATAAGAAATATTACTTTCTGATTCTACTAATTCCCAATTTAAAAATCCAGGTTCGGCTGAATTATAAGCATTAGCTACAATAGTTTTCCAAATATCTCTAGCTTTAACCGATTTTTTATATTTACCTTTCCAACTTAACTCCCAATCTAAATCATTCTTCACCGCTTTAATAAATTCTTTAGTTCTTTTAGAGCGAACTGAAACATTAGCATGAGTTAGTTGACCTTTAACCAATTTGGCATCCAAAAATTCAGGAAGATCAGTATGATCTAGGTCTAAAGAAAACATTAAAGCTACTCGCCTTGATCCTGCGCTCTTAATCGGAGGTGCACATCCATCAATAAGTCGCATTAATTCAACTGGGCCAGGAGCAACTCCTTTTTGACCTTTAATTTCAGATCCCTTTGGTCGAATCTCAGAGAAATCATCACCACAACCACCCTGTGACATAGAAGTTACAATCATATCCGAGGCACTTCTACCCCACCCTTCCTTTGAATCTTTATCGGGATTAAGAACAAAGCAATTTAATAGAGATGGATTTACCCTACCTGAACTATACCAAATCCGCCCACCTGGGGCAAATAGATTTTTAGTCAAAACGTCGTAAAACTTATCTTCATATGTCTTCTGTTTAGAAGGTTCTTCAGCTAAGGTCATTTGTTTAGATAATCTTAAACAGGCTTCCTCCCATGTTTCAGTTTCGGTAAATGCGTACCGTTCTCTAAAGATCTTTTCAGAGTATCCCATCGGCTTAAATGACATTGTTATTCCTCCAGTTGTTGATTAAAAATTGTTTTTAGTTTATCTTTTAGTCTTAATTGTTTAATTTCTTTTTTTGTTACTATCATACTTGATGTAACTGGAATACTAATTATCCAATAAGTTTTAATAGCATTAAAATCACCAATTTGATATTTAAGATTGTTATCCATTCTAAAGTCTGTACATTTTTGACACACTTCACTCGTATAGAAATAATCAGATTGTTCTGTTCGTTTCAATGCACAACAATCGTTTAAAATGTAAAATTTATAACCTGGAATTTTAACAGTTCTATACATTATTAATTGACTTCTAATAGATCGAGTTTTCGATACTCACTATCAATATAATTATCACATTTCTTATTTAGATAGTCAATCAATTGTTGATTTAATTCTTGTAAAGAAACAGGCCCAACTGACTCATACATGAAATGCTTAGGATCTGGATTATGAGGTTCATTAAAAGAACAGTGAACTAACTCATGAGCCATAGTCCCATACCTATCGGCTTCTGAAGCAGTGTCCCACCATTCCTTATCGAATGAAACATGGTAACTAAGTAAAGTCTGTTCACATAAACCAACCCAGATCTTCTCTCCATACCTACCAACTTCAGCTTTAGCAAAGTTTACCTTTGTTTTTGGAGGATAAAAAATCTTATTAGACGGACAATGCGTATTAATTAAGTTTATTGAATACTCATAGTACCGAACTAACGAAGGTTCAACATAATGAACTGGAGTAATAGCGTAGGACACGGTAGCCATTAATGTTGTTATTAGAAAAAGATGCATTTTATTTGATTTCATTTAGGCTCTTTCTAATCTGCCTACGTTCGTGAGCTTTCTGTTTCATTTTAACCTGGTGGCATCCGGGGCATACCCGACCATTCCAAAGGAGTTGGTTCTCATCAACCCATCGTTTATTGATGTTATCAGTAAACTTACCCGATTGAATTCGATTTTTCATCTGATTACAGACTTTACATTTAGTTAAATTAGATTCTTGCATAAGATTAGCTCTTGACAATTCTTTCGATTTTTTCTATTTGTTTATAGTATTTACTACATTCATGATCTAGCTCTTCTATTAGTAATTTTAATTCTCGACAAAGAGCTTTAAAGGCTGATATGCGAGATTTTCCTTTACCTTCTATTTGAGTTAATTTATTATTTATTTTTACATTAATAGTTTCGCTAAAAAAGTTAGTTTCTTCATCAAGATCAATCATTCAATTTACTCCAATTCTTACTTTGTACAATTTCAGTATCATTTGGATCTAAGGCGTCTAGAGTGCATCCGGGTACCAAAGGATTTGAACTGATATGAGAAATATACAGCATATTCTTGTATTTAATAACGGTTTTATACATATAAAATTTTTTTCTTCTAGGTCCTATAAAATGGAAAATCTTAAGAATATCGAATTCTTCAATCGTTATGCCATTTTTATCAACCATCTTATTCCTCCGAGAAGACTTCTTTAAGTTTACATTGTAATTTGTGATTTGTAAAGAGATTTCTATAACCTTGTTTATCATAATAATAATTTTCATATCTTCTATATGTATGTCGAAAACTATAAGATTTATATAAAAAAAATGTGTTTGGCTCATAAGACAACAGTCCTTTATTTTTTATAGCAACTCGTTTTATATTAAACAGCTTACCAATTTTACCGTATTTATATAACACATGAGAATTAGCTATAATCCGGCGTCCTACGACGTGGCCGACGGCGATCTCCTTAAAAAATTCATTTCGAAATCTATCGTAATAATACTCAACCTTAATCATTAAACATATCCTTCATTTTCTTTTTTAATCCCTGTTTATGTAAAAATTTAACAGCTTCCTCTCTACTAACTTCATTTATTCCCATTTGATACCCCAATCCTTCGGATGAAACTTCAATCATAAATTTAGGAACCTTTGAATTATATTCATCTATAATAAATTCAATAAATTCCCCATTCGGCACAGGCCACGAGAACAATGCGGGCCTAGATCTCAAAGAACCAGATCTAATCCAATATCTGATTTGTCCTATAACAAAAACTAAATATGTTCTATTACTGTATACAGCAGTATTACTCATTAAATACCTTCTCTAAATTTCTTTTTAGTCTTAATGCCCTTAAAAACTCGATAGCTTCTTCCCTAGAGCAAATGGTACTATTAAAACGCGAAGTGACAATTTCATACGTCATACCCAATCCGGGACCAAGAACAGTCTCAGACTCAACATATAGTACCTCTACATATGGAAAATTATAATTACCGGCGTGTCTATACGACTCTGTGTCCGATTCTATCTTATAAAAGACATTCCCTACAGCCGTACTAGCGTAAGAGGGCAATACCCGTTGACTATAAAGTTCTTTAAGTATACTACTCATATTCAAATTGTTTCTTTAACTTTTTTTCAAGTTCTATTATTTTTAGGTTATTAACCGCTTCTTGTCTTGTTATAGCTGTGGCTCTAAAAAATCCATCGCCTTTTTTTGGACGCATTTGATACGTAACTACCCTATCCTTTAAAATATAAACAGTGATCTTGCCTCTTGGTAAGTTAAATCCATCACTATTAGTATTCAGTCTATCTGCTTGAATAATATATGCAACATTTTCAAACTCTAAAATAGTATGAAATTCGCAGATTACTGGTTTCATTTAAATATTCCCTTTAACTTATCTTTCAATCTAGCTTTTTTTAACCAGTCTATGGCCTGTTTTCTAGTTAAAGGATTGCTAGGGTCATATCTCCCATTTGTATAATTATTTAAAGCGTACTCCTCAATTTCGTGCCTTGAACTAACTTCAATGTCTATAAACCCACCCGCACAGTCCGGGCTAATCCATGCTTCCAGTTCATTATTAGAATATGGTCCCCCAGAGTAGGGTATTCGATGCCAATACCTAGTCCTACCCACGCACACTAATCGCCAACTGGAATTACGGTCAACCTTCATCTAAACACCTTCTTCATTATTTCCTTTTGTCTCCACTCCTTTAGAAGTCTATGTACCACATCCCTTTCCACGGGCACCCAATCGCCGCCACTACGCCACATGACATGGAACTCTTTACGAGCATCCATAATGTCACACACAATGAGTGGATACTTCCTAACATCATAAGTCACATACTTCATTTCATCACCCTTGTAATTAAATACTATAAGTCTACCAATCCTAATAGACCTGCTAGAACCATCATTATAAAAAGGTTCCACTATCACACTACGTCCCGCATCTTTTTTCTAGTTCTGTCATTCAGTATACAACACCTATAGCTGCGTCGCTTACGCTCGACTCGCTGAGCGCCTTCAGCGCGAGGCGAACTCGACAAATCACGTCCTGGGGCATCCTGAGCATTAGTTTCTATATCCACACCCCCCCGGCCACCCACCCCATCCTCCCTACACACCGAATACCGCTCTAGATACTGGATGACTTCATTGGCTTCCCGATCAGTGGCGCACCACCCTAACGTATAACCCTTGTATCTGACGTTTACAGCCCTAATCGCCACCCCTTCCCCAGGTTCGGACATCCCTTTAACAAATCGCGTCCTGAGGGCATTTGGAGCATTTAAAATAGTATAGCCTAAGTTTCTATAATAGTCAACATAATAATCCCTAAAAAGAGGCAGACTGTCTAGGTCATAACTAGTTTCTAGAATTGATAGAGCACCATCCCCGTAGTCCTCGATGATCTTCGGTAAGGCCGACAGGATGTTTCTAGAATAGAAAACCGCCACCTTGAATTCGTGCACTAGATTAGTTTCTATAGCCGTAGTCAAAGACATCCCCGGCATCCCTTTTTGTGTTATAGAAAACACACCAGGGATAGCCAAGGATTGAAACATTTTTATGTCGAAGGAATTATGTGAAAAGTTTATAGAGGGCATGTTATGTATACTATACTAACATGTGAGTTGTACTAATGCAAGCTAATTATTTCTATATAGTTACAAATTGTATTATGAGAAGCCTATTTTGGTAATGGAAATGCTAGAGTTTCTATATTAATAAGGGTTTTACGAGTGGGTGAGGTTAGCACGAGCGTGTTCCACATCCAGAGTACCCTACCCCCTATATCACTCATTACCAATAACTATTATATAGCTTATTGTAATAAATACACTCTCTGCAATATGTGTGCCAGAAGCATTGGCATAGTTCTTGCACTACTGCAATAAGCGTACCCGAGTGAGTGTACGGGAGACAGTGCTAGGGATACAATGAGTTAGGTTGATGGGGTAGGGGGTAGGGTACTCTGGATGGTACGACTATAAATCAGGTAGCTTTGAAACCATCAATCAAGTTGTCGGTCGTCTTGTCAAGGCGTCTATTCAAGGCCGGTC